ACGTCCTTGGAAGGAGCCTTGTCCTTGGACGAAGCATCCTTGCCCTTGTGATCCTTGCTCATCGTTTGTCCTCCTTGTCGAACACGACGATCACTGACTCGCCCGGCTTGAGATCCGGAATTCTCTGCGGCAGATCGTAGTGCCACCAGAAGTAGCTAGGGGTCGCCATCAGATCTCTGTGATCTACCCAGTACACGTGGCTTGGCGAGCGAAGAAGACGCTTCTCCCACCAGTCCAGAAGATGCCACAGCCACTCGGTCACAGCAGCACCACCTTCCAGAAGACGGCCAGCACCGTGAACCAGACGCTCATCATCACGATGAACGCACCCCACGACTTCAGCTTGGACTCCAAGACCTGAGCCATGCGAACTTGGTAGAGCGCTCTCTGATCGTCCTCACTCATATCGCTCGGCCTCCATGTCGGAACGCACGGGTGCGGTTGTAGGTCATCTTGATGCGGAACTCTTCGACCAAGTCCACGCCGTGGCGCTCGGCATCATCCAGAAGCCTGATCAGAATGTCAGCCATTTCGCTGGCGAATCCGACTGGCTTCATGACCGTCATCTCTTCGTCGCCCTGTTGCTGGTCGTAGTAGCGAGGCCCCATGCCGGTCCGCTTCTCGAACACGGTTTTCATGCGCCCGTTGCGAAACTCCTCGAGAGCCTCCGAGACCTCAGAGTGCAGCAACGCCATCTCATCGCCCACTGACCTGCCGTCTTCGTACCAACCCTTGTCCTTGAGGAACTGCACGACCTCACGCTGCATGTCTTCGAACACGAGCTTGTGAGTGTCGCCCATCATCTCGACACCATCGCCCATCACAGTTTCTCCTTGATCTCGTACTCGACAATCTGTCGAACCTTGATGGCGATGACGAACTTGCGGTTGTGCACCGCACACGTCACCAGACGCTCCCCGCCTAGATGCTTGCCCACCACGTCTCGGGCACGCACGCTGTCCCCGCACGGCAGCAGGATGTCCTCCTCGTCAGTCACGAGTCCACTCCCCCAGTAGTTCCTTGTCTCCGTCGAGATCACTCATGAGTTTGAGCGATCCGTCGCTGTGGTCGAATCGGTAGAAAAACTTGAGACCATGAAACAGGAAGTCAAGCTCAATGACCACAGCCTTGAGAGCTCTGTCCTTGGGACTACGCTCCTCAATGATCCGCCAGAAGCGGACATAGCACGGGCAGTCCGCAGGAAGAGCCACGCCGGTCTTGCCGTTCGTGTACTCCTCCATGACCTCGTTCATCTTGCGAAGGTCGGATTCGAGACGTGACGACGGCATCAGATCTCCAGACATTCGATAGGCACAAGGCCCTCGAGAAGACCGTACGTGGTGGCTCGGACTTGCTCGGGGATCGGAGGATGACCGACGACCTCTTCATAGACAGCCGGATGGCATCGAACGACGTGGTTGTAGATATCGGCAGCGGCGGCGCTAATGGAGTCCCGCACCGTGAACAGGCCGCACACCTTGCACTCGGCCTTGTTCATGGACTGGTGAGGATCGTCTGTCGTCGGCTGCCAGTCGAACAGTTCAGCCATCATGTGCCTCCGATCAGCTTGCGCAGTTCGTGGATGTAGCCGATCATGCGGCGGTTCTGCGACGCCAACTCCAGCGCCTCCCGCAGTCCAGCTTGTCGACCGGCCTCGTAGCCAGCGTCATAGCCTCGCCTCTCGGCACGGCTCAGTTCCGTCTTGTCGCCACCTTGAGCACGGAGCCGCCGCTCCTTGATGCGAAGCTCATGCGCACGTCGACGCAACTGCTTCGTCCGGTTGTTGCCGTTGGACATCTTCTTCCTTTCAGTCCAGCTTCCCTCGAGCAGCCGAAGCCACCCGAGGGACCTCTCTACTGCTCTCCGCCATCCAAGCGGATGGTCATCCCGTTCAGCACTCTCGGCTGCATCAGCATGAGATTGTGCTTGAGAATACTGGCTAGATCGTTCTTGTCCGCCTCGGCACCGCCCCTCATGTGTGAAACAGTGTCAGGTAAGCGGTTGTGAACTTCACTGCTCATCGGCGTGCCCTGAATCCATCCAGGCTCTAGCGCCCACGCCACGAACTGCGGAGGAAGGGAGCGAGCGGCGCAACGGATGGAATGCGAGAGAGCCGCCTTACTGGCACAGTAGGCCATCGACTTCGACCGAGGCACCTGAGCACTGTTGCTGCTGATCGCAACGAAGTGACAGGGATCGCTCGGAGATGGGAGGGAACGGTAGTCGTTGATCCAGGCGCTGAGCAGCATCATCGGCACAACGCAGTTGACGTTGAACTGCCCGATCATGTCCGACTGAAACACGTTGAGACTGGTGTCAGGGAACGCAGTCTCCTCGTTCACGCCCACTGTGCAGATGACGTGCTGCCATCGCCTGTACTCGATGACCTGGTCGATTAGCCACGGTTTCCTTAGGTCTTCGACCACAAAGTCTTCGTCCGTAACGCCAGCCGTCGTCACCTTGAAGTGAGGGCGAAGCCGTATAGCGATGGCGTCACCGAGGGACTTCTTCCTTGCGCCCACCACGAGAACTGAATCCACTTTGTACTCCTAACTGAAGTGAGCCGGGCCACCCGGCGCCCGAGTGACCCGACCCACGAGCTTCCTCTTCGATACCTAGTTCCAAGTTCCTAGTTACGAGAGGTTAGGTCCGCATGACGCCTCCAATCCCTTCAAGCCTAGGCTGGCACCCACAGCCTTACACGTGGGACGCCTGCCGACAACTAGATGAGTGGGCTGACCCGGTCCCGGAGGTTAACCCGGGGCTTGAGGTACGGAGGCCAACCTCCGACGTACGTGAACTGCCCGTAACTGTTGCGGTAAGCGGCCTGTCGAGGCCATCCGGCGGACTGGAGAACTGAGAGCACGTGGTTGTAATGCATCGGATCTTCGCACTTGAAGCTGACGTGAGGCATGTCGTGGTTGACCATCTCCTCGTGAAGAGGAGCGACACCATCGACCACACACATAGCTTCTATCCGATAGTCGTCATGCCCAGGAACCCTGAAGAATTCGAAGCGCACATCGAACTGAGACTCGTCGTCCTCTCGAGTCATCGTGTCTCGAACGCTGTTGAAGTGCTCGAGCCCAAGTGCCGGAGCGAACGACGTGAAGCCTGTCAGTTCCGCTTGGCTCTTGAACAGAATGCTGACCTCATCCAGCGTCCATGGCAGGGCGTGCGTCGTGTCCAGTTCGTACTGCATCCGGGTCAGGGTCCGGGATGCTCGACGCACCAAGAGACGGTAGACCGATTCCGGCCGCTCCGTTTCCATCGCTGTTCACCTCCCCGAAGGTCTTGACCATGTAGTTGAACTGCCTGAAACCCAGGTCGACAAGCTGCGGATGATCTCGCTCATCCATCTGCAAGTCGAAGCCCGAGGTGCCGTCCGGTTGGACGGTGAAACTGAGTCTCATTACTCTCCTTGTCAATCCGGGATCTTATATCCCTCTTCCTCTGCCAGGGCTGCCTGACTGTGGAAATAGTCAGCAATTCCCCGGAGATTCCGAACCATCGCCTCGTTGTACCCGCCCGCATCACTGCGCACCGCCTTGATCGCAACGTCGATGGCGTAGGCGTAGGCGTGCAGAGCCGGGGCGGCGAAGAACTCCTGCCGACGAATGACGATGCCGTCATCCACCATCGCCTTGGCAACCATCTTCAGGATAGAAGCCATGTGATGAGGCCTGTCAGCGAAGCGCTTGTTGATCTCGTTGATCAAGTCGTCCCAGTCCTCGACCTTGAAGATGACGTACTTGGCATCGTCCTCGTGCGCCAGCCTGATGATCTGGTCGGACAACGGAACTTCGGCACCGGCACGAGTTTCCACGACCCTGCCATCCACCACCTTGATATCCCCGGACAAAGGCGGAGGCAGCCAACCCTCGCTGATCGCCGGTGACTCCTGAAAGTGTTCGATGCGAGACGGACCAGGCTCCCCGGGATAGGTCACTCGCTCGCCTCCAACACCCACATCTCCGTCACGTAGATCGCCCGCCTGGCCTGGTACGACTTCTTCAGTCCCCTCACCAGAAGGATGTCGTTGTTCAGGTTGATCTCCCATATCTGCTCCTTGAGCTCTTGGTATCTGAAACGGTCAACTGTCACCACGAGAAGCTCAGACTCGTCCTCGCACGTCATCACGACCCACTCGAACAACTCAGGCTTCTTCACGGTCTTCGGATCCAGCACTTCACCTGTACGTGAGTGGTGAAGCTCGAACAGATCCTTGAGGTTGCGCTCACGTACGACCCCGCACCACACGACTTCCTCGTGCTTCGGAGTCTTCTCGTACGGGACCTGCGAGGCGAGATGGGTGGGCGTCGGAAGTCGCAGCGGATGGAACTGATAGTCGACCTCAACCTCCACGCCCTTCCGCAGCGCCTGTCGGACCGGAGTCAGCTTGTCTCGAAGCCAGTGCACGCCGAACGGATCTTCTCGCTCAGCGAACTCTTCTAGCGCCTGGCACGTCTTCGGTCCGATGCCCTTGACGTCCATGAAGGCGAACCAATCGTGGGGCTGCCACTCCTCGAGATACTCAAGGATGACGTCCGCTGTCTTCTGGCCTATGCCGGGCACTTGTTCCCAGCCGGGCCTGATCACTTCGCCATCCACGTACCACGAGCGCTCGGCCTCCATGGTGATGGATCCGATCTCGATGCCGTGCTCCATGGCGTCACGCAGAAGCGACGTCTGCTTGTTCTTCTGCTTGTCCTTGTCCTTGTACTTCCGAAGGCATGCAACGAAGAACTCTCGAGGGTAGTGCTGTTTCAGCCACATGGTCCAGAACGCCAACATGCCGTAGCTCACACAGTGAGCGGCGTTGAAGGCGTAGGCACCGGCTGTTGCCAGCAAGCTGAAGACCCGTTCGGCCGCTGCACGGTCCAGCCCGTTCTTAGCGGCGCCCTGCACGAACTTGCCCTTCATGGAGTTGAACTCCTGCTCGCCCCGCTTCTTACTGATGATCTTGCGGATACGTGCAGCTTCCTCCCACGAGAACCCGCCTAGCTCCCGGACTGTCTGGAGAATCTGTTCCTGGTAGACGATCTGCCCTTGGGTGTGCGTAGTCACTCGATCAATGATCGGATGGTAACGCATCGCCTTCTTACGTCCGTGCTTGATGTCGATGTACTCAGACGTAGCTCCACTGTGCAGAGGTCCTGGCCTTGCAAGAGCGTTGACATCAGCGACCTCAAAGAAGTTGTCTGGTCGAACTCCTTGGCAAACGTTCTGCATAGCTCGTCCGTCAAATTGAAAGACACCGACAACATCGCATGCTCGGAACCCCTCGATCGTGGTGGCGTCGTCCAGGGGGATGGCATACAGTTCCTCCAGGGTCATGCCGATCTGCTCAAGACAGATGCGAATCATCGCCATCGTCTTCAGCCCCAGTGCATCGATCTTAAGAACGTTGAGGTACTCGGCATCGTACTTGTCAAGCGAGACGACATCTCCGATGACTTCACCCTTGTCGTTGCGTCGTACGTACACAGCGCAGAAGCGATCAAGCGGCTCGTTGGCTACCACCAAGCCAGCAGCGTGAACGCTCATGCCCTTCGTGTTGCCCTCTAGCTCGAGAGCACGCAGCAATTTCGGGTACTTATCGAAGACGGCCTTCACCTGAGGGAACATCTCGATGCTGTCCTCGATGGTGGCGTTAGCACGCAGATCTCCCGACTTGCGTTCGAGAAGCAGGTCCTTCACCTCGTCTACGGCGTGCTTGACGTCCCATCGATCCGGGTAGAGAGCTCTTTGAACATCATCGAGAGAGTTCTTGCCCTTGTACTTAGTGAACGTTCCGATATTGCCAACTCGCTCAGCACCGTACTTGCTCGCAAGGTCCTCTCGCACCCGCCAGCGGAGTTCATCATCAAAGTCCAGATCAATATCGGGCAGGTCGTGCCTGTTCCGGTCAATGAAGCGCTCGAACAGAAGCGTCGGAAATAGCAGCGGGTTGACCTCGGTGATGCGCAGGAGGTAGCAAACAAGTGATGCCGCCGCACTACCTCGTGCGGGACCGACCGGTATGCCAGCCTCCTTGGCGAAGACGACCTCATCGGCAATAACAAGGAAGTAGTCAACGAACCCCTTCTCGATGATCAACTGCATCTCGTACTTCACACGCTCCTCAGGCGTGCGCCCGTCCACATCTCGCAGATGGCTGAGCGAAGACATCCGCCTGTACTTCCAGCCCTCGTTCAATTTCATGCGGAATAGCTGGACAGGATCGTCGATACCAGGAGGCAAAGGGAACTTCAGGTTGTCTACCTTCGGCAGTCTTACGTTGCACCGCTCGGCTATCTCGTGGGTGGTTTCAACCGCTCTCTGCGCATCGCTGAAAGATAGCCCGGTTCCTCTGAGGCGGTCGACAACGTCTCCATCGCTGAGCGGACAGAGCGGCACCGAGTATCCCCATGACTGCTCGAGCTCCTCAACGGATCGTTTGCTACCCGAGCGCACAGAGTGAAGAATCGCTTGCATGTGTCCTTCATCAGGCCTCGTGTAATGAGCATCGAGCGTTGCCACGATTGGGATGCGCAGGTCTTTGGAAAGTTGTGCCACTGCGGCGTTGATCCGCTTAGTCTTCTCCAGTTCCGGATGCGCCTGTACTTCAAGATAGTACGCATCTCCAAGTAGTCTTCGGAAACGACTAGCGACGCCCTTAGCTCTTGAATAGGAAGCGTCACCCTCTTCAATGTTCTTTCCACCCACAAGAGAGGTCGCAAGAAGAGAGCCTTGGCAACCAGATAGCACAATAAGCCCAGACGAGAGTTCCCGGAAGAGACTACCGTCAACCGTGGGCTGGTAGTAGAAGCCGTCTTTCCATGCACGTGACACCATCCTCAGTAGATTCTCGTAGCCCTGCTGAGTTTCTGCGAGAACCGTAAGGTGATTCTTCTTCTGCGTAGCCTCCTCGCCCCACCTTCCGCAGTACAACTCACAACCGAAGCCGGGCTTGACTCCATGCTTGTCCGCTGCCTGTTCCCATTGCGTGTGAGAAGTCACGTTGCCGTGCTCGGTCACAGCCATGAAGAACATGTCTAGCTCCGCTCCACGCTGCATGTGAAGCTCGGGGGTTCCGTAGCCGTCTCGGTAAGAGAAGGTTGTGTGATGATGCAGCGAGCAGAAGCGAGACGTACCACGGCTCCTCTTCGTCTCCCCTTGCTCCCACGCCTTGATCGACTGGAACCCCATTTCACGGAGTCCAGAGTTCGTTGACGCCTAGCAGGATCCTGATGGCTTCGGGGTCCACATCTATCAACACAACGTCCATCTTGAAGTTCTGTGGCGAGATGACAACAGGTTCGTCGTCGTTGGGAGCATGAGGATGGATGATGCTCATGTGCGACACGTTGGCCTCGAACCCTTCACCGCCCTCCGTCTGCACAGTGGCCGTCAAGTCCGTCAGGTACTCAAGTTCATCACCGTTTGGTAAGAAGATCTTCATCACTCCTCCAGTTGCTTGAGAAGTTCAGCGCACACCTTGTGGCGCAAGACTCCATCGACAGTGACCATCTTGGCTGTCAGCTTCCGTTGCACGCACGGGTCACCCCGACGTGCTTCTTGGCACAGTCGATTGGCCAGCAGCCGACGCTCCTCTGTGTTCATCACTCCTCCTCGTCGTCACTCACGCCGTCGAAGTTCAGTTCCCGGATATTGCGCACCGTGAAGGCGAGGTAGTTGATGGCATCGATGGCGTCGTCGAGATGTCCTGCGGCCAGAGGGGTCGTGCCCTCTTCGATGACAGTCAAGGTTCGCATCTGTCGGGCGACCTTGCGTTTGGCGTTACGCAGGTTGTCAACTCCGCCATGGTTGCGCCAGATGTCTCGGTAGATGGTCTCACGGTCGTCCATGACCATGACTGCCTCCAGCGCCACAGCTAGCTGGTCGATGAGTGTGTCCGATCCATCAATACCGAACTCGATCAGAAACCGTGCAGCTAGTTGACGGTTCTCCTTGATTCTCATCAGATCCTGGACGATGTTGCGGCGATCAGTCATCTGACTTCCTGACCTTCAGGATGAGAGTGGCCTGAATGGGACCCTGTTCGGCAGAAGCCTTCCAGAGTCTCGCAGCATCCTTCATGTTCATGCCCGCAGTTATTTCGAGCTCAGGATGATGAAACTCCATGCGGGCTCCAAGGCTGCCCTCGGTTTCCACAGAGGTTGCCCGAACCATCTTGATGAACCGAAGCTCTTCATATTCCACAGGTTCAGCCATCGTGCTTGTTCCTCCACTGGTAAATCAATGGGTAAATGATGTCCTTAGCCTCCGCCAGGGACCAGCACCACCTTAGCGTCGGCGCTACCGTGAGAGGCACTGAAGAGTTGTAGGGACTGCGTCGATAAATCGCAGGCAGACCAAGGTCTTGAGCCTCGATCACCTGGTCCATCTCATCATCCAAGATGGCAACGATGCGATCCTTGTCGACCATCTCGAGAAGCCTGGAGTACTTGTGCTCGTCGTAGAAGATGTAGTCGTAGTCGATCTCGTTACGGCGCAACCACTCTCGAGTGTCTGGATCGATGTTGTCGAGACGCAGGTACGGACGAGTAGTCGTGATCCAGAGCTCCGCACCATTCTTGCGGACCATGCGGGCCAGGCTGGCAGCACCCGGCATCGCAGGCATTGTCCGCTTCATGCCGCCCTGCCTGAACGCCAGCTTGGCAGTGCGGTACGTCTCTAGGCTCACGCCCAAGTGAACGTTGAGGGGTACATCTCCCCGATAGTTGAAGGCGACTTTGTCGTCCGGAAGACCAGCCCAGCCCACGAAGAACTTGAGGAAGTGACCGTGGTAGTTCCCCATCGTACCGTCGATGTCCAGGCAAACGACAGGCTTCACTTCGTTACGGCAGTGAGTGCACAGCATCACCGAGAGCCCTCCATAGCAGCGATCTCTTCCCAGTCGATGGCAACCCATCCAGTCTGCGTCCTAAGAAACAAGACCTCGTGCGCAGAAAGCTTCTCATCAACTGTACCCTCGTACTCGAGGCCTGATTTCAGGGCGACAGTTGCCTTGCCGTTACCATGAGCGATGTCCATTGCGCTCAGACGCCAACTCGCTTCGGCAACCATCACTCGGCCACCAGAGGAGGGATGGGTACTTCGCCCAGGGTCAGTAGGCCACGCTCATGCAGCGCTATCACTGTCGTGCGGAAGCCATCGTGTGCCAGCGTCCCCTTCTGCCAACGACCAAAGCGACCTACCTTGATGAACCGCTCTCCAACGGGCCAGCAGTCGCACGCTGTGTCGAGCGGCTTGTGAACCACGACACCGTCATCCATGGAGTAGGGAACCTGATGCGCAGCTTGGATGCCCCACTCAGTACTCATGACACCGAACAGGTTGGACGCCCTGTACCACGAGTGATGACGGCTGCCGTCATACCAGATGGCGTTCGGCTCACTACCACCGTTGCACACTCCGTTGCGGATCATGATCGTCTGCTTCGTGAAGCGGTGGCCGCCAGGCGTGGTCTCTTCCGGTCTGCGGCAGAGGGAGCGGAGAGGGATCGTTGACACCACGAGACTGAACAGGCTGTCCTCGAGGATTCCAGGCAGCGTTTCTCGGGAGATCTCACGCTCGGTGATCTGACCTCCGTACATGTCCCAGAGGCGATCGTACATCTTGCGCAGGTTCCAACCAGGCTGGAGCATCTTGTCCTTCACGCCGTCGAAGCTCACGAACGATGGCTGAGCAAGAGACCCGTACGCCTTGGCTTGATACTGAGTGCCGGACCCGCTGCGATGGTAGCGGATCGTCACGTCGGGTTCGTCATCCGTCAGTTCCGGGATCGGCTCGTGGAGGAATTGAGCTCCGCCGAGTTGCGATTTCTTCGTGTAGCTGAGGATGACCACCGGTTGCCCCGTGAGCGCTGCGGCGTGCGCTGCCATCAGCCCAGCCGGTCCCGCCCCGAGGATACAGACAGCTTTCACTTCTTCTTCCTTTCCATAGACCGAAGCAAGTCGTTGAGCTCTGGCTCGATCACGATCTGCGCCTTGGACTTGCGTATCATCTTGGCGTCACTGAGAGTGCTCAGGCAGTAGGCGGCTTCATCTCTAGACATCTGAGCCATCTCTTCAAGGTCGGGTGCTCTGAAGGAGGACCTGCGATCAAGCAGGAATTCCAGAAGGCGATGGTGTTCTCTGAGAAAGGATCGGATGCGTCCACGAGATTCACGGGCGATCCGCCGATTACCTTGGATGCGTTCGCTGACCCTGAGGTATCCGAAGTTCTCGTAGCTGTAGAGACGATCCAGAAATCTGGTAGCGTCTCGGACGTGGGCGTACTTGACGATGAGCCGCTTACCAGACCTATCAGTCGAGAAGGTTCGAGCAGCCATTGCAACTGCGATTCTAGCGACCTTCTCCCGAACATTCGTCGCCTGAATGAGCGGAGGGTGATCGTGATAGCGCCGTCCCAACCACTCAGCCGCAGTGTAGATCGCCTCATAAGCCTTGGCCTCCCACTCCACGTCCTCTGCTCTCCGGCTCCAAGCCCAGAGGATCAGTTCTCTGCATAACTCGCTGGTGTACTTCGGCTGCGCTCGTTCTCGTTGTTTGTGGATCTTCTCGATGGGTACATCGTTCATGCTGACGCTCATGGCGAAGTCGAAGCGTGCGATGTCCTCAGGGTTGCCGATCAAGTCTTCGATGATGTCGATGCCGTCGTACTTCTGCTCGTTGAGGAACTTGTCCTTGCGAGCGTTGCTGATCCAGACGAGGCGGACACGTGCGTTGGTCTGCTGCGTCTCGATCTTGACTACCTGAGCAACACCCCGTGACCTGATATCGGATAGCTGTGCGATGATCTCTTGCGCCAGGCCCGAGGCTTCATCGAGAACGACCAACCTCCGATCGTTAACTGTGATCTCGCCCCAGCGAAGAATCCACTGGTTGCCGACTTGCTTCGCTCCGCCGACAAGTCCAGCGAAGGTTGCACCCTCACAACCGACCACGTGACCGAGCCCGTAATGCTCCGCCAGTCGTTGAGCCGTCTCAGATTTCCCAGTCCTTGTGTCTCCAACGACCAAGAACTCAAGCCACCCCTTTGTGATGGTCTTACCGTCGAGGGGGAAATGGAGGATGGAATGCCAGACCAGATCGAGAGCGATATGTAGCCGCTCACGACCCGTGATAGTGGTGACGTTAGTGGCCAGATCCTCAGCGATTTCCCAGCATTTCTCGTAAGGAGTTTGTCCTCGAGCCGGGCGGAAGATACGTAGTCTCTCCACGACTTCCGGTGTAACGTGAAACTGATCGATGCTCGTCTGCGACTGTTCGAGCTCCCATGAGAAGAATTCATTGCGGCGATCCTTGGGATTGGGATGTGTCGTACCAACTACGTTCGCTGGCATGTTGGTCGGGGTGCTGTGCTGACCGACGTTATAGAGGCGACGCTGAGTGTAATCAGAACCTTCGTCCGAAGTCCGTGCTTCTACTGACCCGGTGACGAATAGCTCCTCAACGGAGTGGTTCTCCAACTCGTGCACCTTGAAGCGAGTGCACTTGGCGGCGCCTATGTACTTTCGAAGAAGCTCGGTTGTTTGCTGAGCATTCGCATCTATGAATCTAGAGATGGTTGTGATGTCGTTGGGCTTGATCTCTACCTCTACGTCGCCCTCGTGATCTGCGTTCATCGGACACAGCTTGCAACGAGGACCGGCATCCATCGTGCACTCGAGATGAGCTCGGAACGGAACGCTGTACGTAGGATCCTTCCGACCCACCACTGTCACATTCATGCTGAGCGGCTTGCCGTTCGTGCTCGAGTCCATTGACCCGATCACGCTTACCGGCGCCGCCTGCGGCTGGCCCGTGACTGCCGTGCTGGCCCGCTGGGGCTGCGGCGTGCTGCGTTGCAAGAGGTCAGCAAACGACCGACCACCCCGACCCTCGTAGTCCCGCCACCAGTCCGTAAGATCTTGCTTCTCTTCCTCTACTGGTAAGTCAATGACGTGAACTTCTGCGTGGAAGGCAAGGGAGCGTGCGGCTTTCTTCGCTCCAATCCTGCCTACTTTGTCGTTGTCGTAGCAGACGTAGATGGTCTTGCCGGCGAGTTGCTTGGACCACTCCGTGTCCCACGTAGTCGAGCCATGCGTGCCTGTTACTGCGTGATGCCCATTCTGAATCGTGGCGAGCGCATCCCACTCACCTTCGGCCAGAACGAGAACCTCAGCTTCAAGTTCTCTCTCCGGATAAAGTCGTGGAGGCGTTCCGTGTCCGAAGGCGTTAGTGAACTTGGGACGTCCGTCCTTGCTGTACCGGCGGAAATTGACAAGCACGCCTTCGCTGTCTCGGACAGGGATGACGTACCGGCTTCTGTGCTCGTCGTATCCGATCTCGAATCGTTGGATGGTCTCATCAGTGAGCCCTCGCTCCTCCGTGAGATAACGCAGCAGGGCTGGCTTAGATTGGAGATGCTCCTGGTACTTGCGAACTTTCCGTTCGGTCAGCGCCTCGGCTTGGTCGACCGGGTCCTGGCGCTTGGAGCCTCTGCGCTTGTTGATGTCAATGACGTCTGCGTCTGTGCCTTGTCCGTTACTTTCACTCCTAAGGATCGGAATCAGCTTGCTGAGACTGCCGCCTTCGCCACAGCCCATGCAGTGCCAGACTCTCTTGTTCCAGTTGACGGAGGCGCTAGCCTCGTTGTCATCATGGTCCGGCAGCGGGCAGCGCATTCGCTGCTCACCACTGAGAGTCTTGGCGCCTGCAAGGTAAGGACTGAGGAGATCCTCCACCTTGCCCATGCGTTAGCCCCTCAGATCGTTAACGTCGAGGATTGTCCGGATGCGCTCGCATCCGCCGTGTCACCTGACCGAACGTGTTGCTGTACTGCTGAGGCTCGACCCGAGCCTGCCCGCTGATGAATCGTGCGAACTCAGCCTGAAGTTCCGAAGTGTTCTTGAAGAAGAAGAAGCATGTATCTCCCTCCCACTCCACCTCGGCTTCGAAACCACAGTAGACGAGAAACACAGCGCACGCAGTGTGCGACGTTTCAAAGCGCTCCTCCTCTACTAGGTCTTCGGCCGTCATCATTTCTCTCTCTTCCTTCCTAACATGCAACCAGGCGCCAGCACCCTACCGGCGCCCGGCCGCAGCGGACAATCAGAACGGGTCCTCAGGCTCTCCCTCGCCCTCGTCGACACCCTGCGCCTCGAGGATGGCGTCAACCATCGCAGCGAGAGACTTGGGAACGTCGAGCTTGCCTCCCCGGCCCTTCACCTTCAGGGAGTCCGGATCCAGGTCGAAGTCGGTGCACGCCTTGGAAAGCTCCTTCGGCTCGAGGCTCTGGAGAAACTCCCGGGTGTAGTACTCCTCTTCCTCTTCGCCCTCGGGTTCGTCCTCGCCGAAGGCGTCCTCGGTTGCCTCCTCGTCACCGAGCTCCTCTTCCTCGTCGAAGCCCTCGCCGTCGTCAGTCGGATCGTACGGACCCCACCATCCGACTTCGGCCCGGTACTGACCCTCGAGATTCTGTCCCTCCTTGACCCGGAGCAGAGCCAGCTTCTTGATGATGGAGCCGGGCTTGTCGGCCTCCAACTCGAGGCTGCCGGAGATCCCGCCACGGGCGTTGACCTTCATGCCCATAGCGATGCAGAACTGAGTCAGTCGCCACTCGGCAGCAGGCGACAGGGAAACCTTGTCCCAGACCGTTCCGAAGACACTGCCCTCGGGCGGGTTCAGGGCCTCGCCCTTGCGCCCACGGCCGATGGGGAACGCCCCGACGTTGATGTAGGGGTGCTCGCCACCGTCCTTCTGACGCTGCTCAGCTTGCCGCACCTCGACCACGTACAGCCCCGGAGGCGGGTCGACGAAGTCGCCGGACGCCAGGCCCTTCTCGACGCCTTCCTTGCCGATCTGAATCTTGACTTTGGTCATTGCCCATCCTTCTTCTCGTGATCAGTGCCTCGATCTTCGGCACTGTCGGGTTGTCGATGCGCCAGTTTCCGGCGCCGTCATGTAGAGCGTTGAAACGATCCTTGGCGAAGTAGTTCTTGTTTCGCCTCGTGATGAGGCGCTGCGTTCCCCTACTGGTCGTGCCGTGGTACGTGACCACGTTCATGTAGCCGCAGACCTTCTGGGAGAACGTGCCACGCTTGCCAGGGATCAGTGGCATGTAGACGAGATCTGTCGACCCGTCATCAGCCCCGGTCGGCATTTCTTCGATCATGACATGGGCGGCGACTCCGAAGTTGATGGGCAGATCGCAGAAGTCCCGCACGAAACTGCCGATGCGGTTCTGCTGAACGAGATACTCACGCTGAGATGCCACGTCCCGAGACTGCTTCGCAGGATTGCGATCATGGGCCTCGAGAAGAATGTCGTCGTACAACGAGCGATCCATGAACAGGGTGAGGCTGTCCCACCAGACCCAGTCGTAGACCTTGCATCCTTCTTCGTATCTGAAGTACTCGTAGGCCTCCGTCAGTTCCTTGTAGTCGTTGACGTAGCGCACGTCGCACGTCGACCCCAGCGCAGCAGGAGCATCGCTGCCACCGTTGTCGCAGTCCAGGAACAAGCCCTTCTTAGCTGTCCCGAACAGACAACTCTTTCCGCATCCGGGCCACCCGTAGTCCATCCAGTTGATCGTACGCAGCGGTCCTTCACCGAGAGCCATGATGGATTGTGGCCGAACGATCTCGGGTGCTCTGCGAGGAGGGGTGCGGTTGACGTTACGCTGTCCTCGCTTCGCTACCGTCGGTTCTGCCGGTTGCCCGCTCACGCTGCCAACTCCAAGTGAAGTTCGTGATCGCTGTACGGCTGCCACTTGTGGAACTCCATGTGCAACACGTCCTCCCAGTCTGCCCCCATCTCGTGGAGCTCGCACACGTCCTTGAACTGACACCAGTTACAGTGATCTCCGGGGTTCTTGTAGATCGATAGCTTCTTCTCACGTGTCAGGGCGATCTCGAAGAGCTCACGGCGCAGGCGCCTGTTGAACGTGTCGAGTTGATTGGGACCGAGCCGCATCTCTTGACGCTGAAACAGCGGCGGAGGCTGGCGCTTCGAGATACTGCCAGGGTAGTCCTCTCCGAACAAACGCTTCTCGGCCTTGGTCGGCTTGTTGAGGTAGTACCCGTCCTCGTCCTGCGGTCGAACGTCAGGCATCGCCTTGCGTAGCCAGTTCCATCCGACGCTGCTCAGATCGATGGACTTGCCTAGCTCGTTCTGCACCCAATAACGAGCCGCCCAGAAATAGGAGAGACCTTGCTCTCCGTACTTGCTGTTGATACGAACGACCTCGATGCGCTTGCCGGTCTTGTGCTCGAAGACGAAGTAGCGACCGGTGCGCAAGTTCAGGCCGATGGCATCGAAGCGCCCAACCAGGGTTCCGAGATAGCCGTTCTTGTCGTCGTACACGTCTATCTGGAAAGCCATCTCTGGCTGAACAATCTCGATCATTGGGTCGTCGCCCCAGCGCTCAACGTACCCGTTCATCATCGCCAGGCCGAGCTCAAGTGCGTCGACCTTGTTCCCCTCGTCGTCCCACTGAGAGAACTCTTCCTCATTCTCTGAGTAGAGTTTCTCGAACGTCTCAGCCGGGTGCACGCCACGCTCACGACCCGGGATGTACCAACCCGCTAGGGAGTCGTGGCTTAGCTGTCCGAACGTCAGGGCGGTGCGCCTATGTACCGGCTCGAGGGAATGGTTGTAGCCCCAGTGCCACGCTTGGCGACACTCCTTGAACTTGGCTCGCTCTGAGTTGCGAACCAGCATCACCTCTACCATCTATCGTCCTTCTAATCGTGCTGAGCGCCGGACCCACGAGAGACCCGAGGCAGTGGCGGTTTGCTGCGTCGATGCCGGGTCCGTGCTGGGTTGGGGACCGTCAGACCCGAAGCCATCTTCGGGGTCCGGCGCCCTGGGACTGCAAGCCTGCCACGCCCCAGCAGCGGCCGCAACTGGACGAACCCCGAGAAGCCATCAGCCGACTCGCCACCAGCAAATCGAACCGACAGCCTCCCGAGGCTCGCTCTCTCGGGGTGCACGGAGTATGGCGCCTCCACACATCCTTCATTGAGATCAGAACCTTCAGCATGCCGGAACCCGACCTGCCATCACACCCCACGCTACATTTCCTCAGCCGGGTGTTGATGGGTCGTGGCGGTCACGTTGGGTTCCGGGGCTGAGCCCACTAAAGCGATATCACGCCTCTGCCCACGACTGCGCATCGCTGCGAGATGTCTCACTGGGGGAGCCTCAAGGCAGTACTAGGACTGGTCTTTAGTTTCACTTGAGCTAGCCGCCGATCCGGCCGACGGAACGAAGTGCAAGCTCAGAGGTGGTTCCTAGGCCAGCGGTCCTTTCCATCCTCGAGACTCCCCCAGCGAGCCGGGACACAAGGAGGGGTTCTCATGCCCCGGTCTCGCCGGTGGTGGCGCTGGAAGATCAGCCGAACGGATCGGCGGCGGGCTTGGCGGTCGTGCGCCGGGTCGCCTTGGTGGTCGCCTTGGTGGCCTTGGCGGTCGTCTTCTTGGCCGCACCCTTGGTCGCCTTGGCGGTCGTCTTGCCGTCGGTCTTCGCCTTCTCGGCCTCGGCCTTGGCAGCCTTGGCGGCCTCACGCTCGGCAGCCTTCTCGGCCTTGGCGGCCTCACGTGCCTCGGCCCGAGCCTGGCGAGCCTCCTCGGCCTCGGCCCGGTGCGACTCGACGAGCTCGGCGTACTCCTCGGAGTGGCGCCATGCGACCCGCTTGGCGAACGCCCAGGCGATCACCTCGGCGGCGGACAGCGTGTCGAGGTCGACGCCCTCGGCCTCGTTGATCCACTCGACCATGGCCTCGTGCTTCCAGAACTGCGAACGAGGACCGGTCTCCTCGACCTCTTCGACCTCTTCGGTGTCTGCCATGATGGATTTCCTTTCCCTAGGCTGCCCATGACCATCACGGACTTGCCAACGGATGTCAGGCTATACGACGGGTATTCGTCAAGCAACTCAAATTTCCCTTGAGAACGCTGAGGAATTTCAATCAGAGCTTGCGTCACGTACGTAGGAGCGTGCGTGCTCGCTGGCGCAGGCCCAGCCCGACCTAGGCCCCTTCTAGAACACTTTCACGCCGTACACGTACGGGGCGTGACAATTTCTCAGAAGCCCTAAGGTCAGCCTTCGGCCTGCGCCGGCTGGCTCGCTCGTTCGCTCCTACGTGGGCGTGCGTAATGGGGCTCGTCATTTGCTCAGCCTTTCTAGGACCTTTCGACGTACGTCTAGGATTCGAACGTGCTGTTCGTCCTTCTCGAAAGCCGTCTCTGTGATGTACTCATCGATCGTATCCGTAGCGATGTACGTGTAGATCATGACCTGGTGGATGCGGCTGGCACGGTGGATGCGGTCTTCCGCCTGCTCTGCTTCATCTGGCGCCCAGCTTGGTTCGATAAAGTGCGCCGTGTCTGCGGCGTCCAACGTGAGGCTGACTCCACCCGCCGAGGTCACCACCAGCATGATCGGCAGACCACCGGCCTGGAACTTCTCTCGAAGCGCACGTCGCTCCTTGATACCGCCGTGGATGTATCCGAACTGAACCTTAGCCTTCTTCAGTCGAAACGCCACTACGTCCAGAATCTCCTTGAACCTGCTGAAGATTATGGTCTGCTCGTTGCTCGAGCCGTCAAGGATGCCAGCCTCATCCAGCTTCTCGAAGAGGGCGTCCAGCTTGGCGCTGTCGTTAACGTTCGGCTTCATGTCTCTGCCGTGGTAGCAGTTGGCGAACTGCTGCATGCGGGTGAACTCAGCCAAGATGGATGTCTGGGGGATCTCCTTGTCATCCTCGTCGAAGGCTGCCATTCCCTCTTGCTCCATCTTGTCGTACTGCCTGCGCTGTTTCTCGCCTAGCGTCACAAGAACAGGGATGTGCATCTTCGCAGGCAACCACGGCAGGGCTTCAGCCTTGGTCCGTCGAACGACGTACGGAGTCAGGAAGCGATAGAACTCCTGCTCCATCTCCTCCCGCAGAACGCCGACCTTCGGATGCCCCATCCATCCTTCCTCGACATCGAAGAACATGCGGGCGAAGTTCCAGTACGACGTGAACACATCTCGCCTCAGCCAGTGCAGCACGCCCCAGATGTCAGCACCCTTCTTCTTCATCGGAGTGCCGCTCATGGCGACCGGCTTACCGTCCACGTTCAGCTTCAGCCACTCCATCGAATGACCAGTGATGGTGCGATGGTTTCGGATGTTGCCCTTGTGCACCTCGTCGTTGATGATCGTGTCCCAGTAGATAGCCATCAGGTCTGGATAGCTAGGCTCGTAGTGCCAGTGAGCAGACTTCATCCTGTCGCAGTGGCAGGCTTCTCGGTACTCCTTGTCCTTTGCACGGATCGCCATCTTGCCACGGTTGAATGGATCCTTCTTGAAGGTGACCATCGCCGGGTTGATGATGACGAAGTTGACGTGAGCCTGGCTGTGGATAGCGGCGTGCAGCTTGGCCTCTCGCTTCCTACGATTGCCGTAGCATGCGAACACTGCCCATGATCCTGAGTAGTCAGCCAGCCATTGCTCGAGCTCTGGCTCCCAGGTCCCATCTACTGCGGCGGAGGGGGCGATGATCAGGTGCCACCCGGCTTCACGGTTGGACTCGAAGATCTCAGCAATGGCTTCGAGAGTCTTGCCTAGGCCCTGGTGGTTGGCGTTCAATGGCGCCTTGGCGTCTGCCAAGAAGCGCACGTCGGCTGTCTGGTAGCTGCCGTTCGTGTAAGGAGGCACGCCAGCCATGAAGCTGAACAGGCACTCAGCTTGATGCAGTTGAATCTCCGTGATGCCGTGCTGCTCCCGGGCGTGCTTCGCCATAGGCCCGAAGTAGAGCGCTCGCCACAAGGTAGGCAGCTTGTTGGGAAGATTCACTAGGTGGCCGCTGTCAGATGCCGCCATCTTGCCCAGAGATTCTTCTTCACGAACCTGGTTGATCGCCCACGACCGAAGACCGTTGCCGAGTTTCAGATCGTCCCCGAACAACTTGCGTAGCTGTCTGCACACGCTCATGTCGAGCGGAACGGTCCAGTGGTTGTACGGCGTTCTAGAGAAGCGCTTGCCAGCGATAGTACGAATCTTCTCGACACGTTCTACGTCGTAGGAGAATCGCACCTCGATGCGGTTTCCCTTGCGCTCTACTTGAACGAGATTGTCCATCACTCGATCATCCCCATGAAGGCCGGAGAGTGAGTGTCATCTCCCATGCCAACGCACATCACCTTGAGATCCTTGCGCCTGCTGCGAAAGCTGAATCCGCAGTCGCCGGCCGGACACTGCCACTTGTGTAGCTTGCGATCCGGCTTCTGAGGGCCAGGCAATTTGTGACTGCGAAGCCTCACTGCTGTCTCGATCTCGAAGCTCTCGATCAGTTCATCCCACAAGTCTCCGACATAGCCACGATGCGCCCCGGTGCCAGGCTCTACACTCAGTCCCATGCCCATCATGATGTTGAGGAATTCTTCGTCGTGATGTTGCCCCTCAACGGTGGACGTACCGATCGTGCAGAACTGATAGTGATGAACCATCTCGTGCGCCAGCCACTCGGCGGCCACGTAGGCGTCAGTCGACTTCGTCACGTCCAACGTGATCGTGGGTAGGAGGCTTCCGTCGGCTGGGCTGTACTCGGCCATGCGCTGGCCTCGTAGCTTGCCGATGCGAAGAGCAACCGGCGGAAGCCAAGTGACGAACTGTCTGTCGCTCACCCACCAGAGGAACTTGTAGGCGTCTCTGAAGAACGGTCCGAGCACTGGCATTGACTCTTGGTATCGACGAAGCGCCTCAACGACCTCTGCGTAGCCGTAGTTCTCACCATCATCGGGCGGTTGTATCTGGCTCATTCTTCCTCCTCGTCGAGGCGACGATGGTATTCGTCATGGATGGTCTTCAGTTCGTCGTAGGTAGCTAACGGCTTGTGCTCGAGCCAGACGTGGCAGCACCGAAGGTGCGCCATCATGTTCCAGATGGCCGTCTTGGCCCGTTCACGGCGCCGTGCCCTGTCGACACCCTTGCGCCCTGTGACGGCATGCCAGCGCTCTAGGTCGCTTGCGAGCCGCTTGTGGTGGTTGTCATGGTGTGTGTGCTGCATGGCGGGTTGCCTCCCTTGTGCCAGCTTGCCACCAGCCCCGACCAGTCGACGCCTGCTGTACGCACAGAGGCCCCGGGCGGTTAGGCACTGGGACCTCTTGTGGCGGGCTACAGCGGGCGCCTAGGCCAGCGCCAGTGCACCTCCGAAGTACTTGATGCACACCGGGCCGATGCCCTGCTCGACGGACTTGGCCGCCTTGAGCTTGCGCCCGCAACGGCAGCACTGCCCGTAGATGAGGATGAACCGCTTGGCCTGCTCGAGCGTCATGCGGTACTCGGGCTTCACCTTCGCCATCAAGCCGGGTGCGTAGGCCCACTCACCCTTCACGTGTTCGTCGCTGAGCGTGAGCCGCTCTCCGTTGATGGCAACCCAGCGCTTCGCATAGCAACGGGTCTTCTGCCTGTTCGGCTTCACCTGAACGATGGTGCCGTCCGGCAGCACGTACACGCCTAGCTGTTCCATCAACTCGTCCTCGGTCATCTCGACCGCCTCGGGCACGGGCGCATCGGCCAACGCCTTCAACTCGTCGATGGCTGCGCTGGCCTCCTTGCGGGTTTCCACCGTGGGCACCTCAACACCCTTGCGCTTCGCCAGGCTGGCAAGGAAGCTGCGCTGAGCGTCGGTGGCAGGTGGGTACGCAGTGACCTGAATGACCTCGTCACCAGGCTGCGCAAAGGCGGCAGGCGCCTGGCCCTGGTAGCACGCCCTCACGTCGTCCACGGTTGCGTGGCGAGCCTTGCACTTGCCGCACTTGACTCCGGCCATAGTTCTTCCTCCTAAGTGACTGTACCGTCAGTGTACCACGGCCGGATATCCCTGGCAAGCCCTGCCACCAGGTGATCCATGGAAGCTAGTGGACAGAGTAGACGGTCTGACCGTCCTGTTGGCTACGCACGTACTTTCGTGCCGACACTGGGCGGCTCACCGGGCGCTGCGTTGCCCACACCTCGATGATCCAGCTCCGGTGCAAGTTCGTGGTGCCAGCTTCCGGACGCAGATCCCAGTCGGACGAACTGTCGCTACGCCAGCCCAGAAATCGCCCCACAAACACTCGTGCTCCGGCGCCAGGGATCTGAAAGAACACCCGGTACGGCAGGCCCCGCTCAAACGGCATGGCTGGATCAACTTCCGGCTTGCCCAACGTGTCACGCCAGCGCACGTTCCCCGGGTCCTCGATGAACGACGGGTCGTTGTCGGTCGACATGCTGCCTCGGCGTTGGTTCTGCAACCGTGCCATCGCAGCCGTCGCCACCTCATCGCCGGCCTCGGCCTTCTCGATGAGCAAGTCTTCGATGCACTGGTAGAAGTCGGGTTCTCCCACCGGCCCTGCGACCAGTACGTGTTCGAAGACGTTGCCGCCACAGTTCGGACAGACATCGTTCCCTGGCACATCGCCGAAGGTGACATGGCCCTCGCTGCGAACAGGTGGATGCCAGCCGAGCTCGTTGCGCATGAATTCGAAGATCTGGTAGGTGGTGCGCTCGCTCAACGACAACTGCCGCACGAACTCGTCCACCATCCAGGTGTCGTACTTCTGCATGATCTGTTCTGAAGTCATCAGTGATGCCCCATGTGCCCTTCGTGGTCGGTACGGAGGAGGCACTGCTCCCCGTCGTACAGTTCGGTCTCCCAGTCGCAGATGTCGGCTGAGATGGTGTTCTTGTTGGCGTCGGTGTCGTCCCCGCCGCACGCAACCAGCGCACCCACGAGAGCGACAACGACAATGATGATGTTCCTCACTTTGTGATCCTTCCGATGGTCTTGCCGGAGAGACGGCCGAGGCCCCTCCGAACGATACGTCTGCCGACTCGGCCTCGGCGAATTGCCCGCACATCGTTGGAGATGCGCAGCAGGGCGTACAGCAAGTTCCTCACTCTCCAACCTCCTCACGAATGCTGTCACGCACACGCATGAGCAGAAGACCTAAGTGGTTGGCGCCCGCCACGTCCTCGCAGCGATGGCACTGGCAGTCTCCCCAGATGTTGTCGTGCCACACGTTGCCCTCGATCAGCAATGCATTGCCGGTCTTCAGAAGCTGGCGCCGTAGCCGAGGAATCTGGAACTTGAGAACCAGCAGAGCCTCCATGAGATCGAACTTGCGCTCCTCCCAGTCCGACCGTAGCTGAGCAGAACGGCCGAGGGTCTTGGCCTGACCCGGAGACCTCGCATGCACCACCTGACGATACTCGGCAGGGTCGATGCACTTCTCAGCCTGGAAGGCGTGCTCGACTGTTGACATGACGTAGGGCGTGCCCCACGGACTCGTCCAGTCGAACGGGCTCCGATGGAAGTTGCTGAGGAAGTCGTAAGCAGTGCCGTCGAAGTAGGTAATCGGTGCTGTGCTCATTTCGTTCTCCTAACGATGTAAGTGACGCCACCCCAGGGAAGAGCGGCGATGTCGAGTCCCCAGCCGCACCGGATGCCAAGAGCGTACGACACCCAGTAGAGATTATTCGTGCCCGCTGTTCTCATCGGTCCAGCCTCCCCTTCGTGCCAAGGTCCACAGACCGGGCAGCCGCACGACCAGCAGCAGCGCCGTGGTAGTTGTGCCGTGGCCCCCGAGACCGAGCCATGCTGGGCCTCAGGTAGCTATGCTCTCGGCAGTAGCCGGACTTCGCCTTGGCGCACTTCGGGCACGTGTCCTGCCCTGTTCCGATGCGGGGCGTGGCTGCGGGAGCGGGGCGAAGCTTCGGATACTTCTCGTAGAAGGTCTCGGCGATCACGTTCGACCGATCCGCCATCACAAGCGCCTGCGACTCTTCGCCACGAGCCTGCTTCATCAGGTTCAGCCTTATCCAGATCTCACGGTCGAACGCATCGGCGTAGCTGGCCCGGTAGCCCTTCACGTTCACGCCCTTGCCGAGCAACGGCGCCGGGTCCTCACCACGCTTGATGGCCTCACGCTTGAACATCTCTCGCACCTTCGGCCGCAGGCTCCTGTCGTCTCGGCCGTAGATGAGCTCGGCGATGCGTCGCCCCTCCATGCCAGCCTTGCGCATGCGGTAGGCGTTGACCTGATGCGACTCAGCCGGGTTGAACTTCGGCTCCATGCGGTCAGCGAACGCCAGGCGGATGGACTGCCACAGTGCGTCGATGAACATCAGGTCGCTCTCGTACCCGCACACGTCCATGTAGTAGGTTGTGCCGTTCTCGTACAGGAAGCAAGCCTTGCACTCGAAGTGCACGACCACAGACGAAGCGAGGTACCGGTACGTCGAGGAGAACTCTCCGTAGCTGCACACCACGATCTTCCTCCACGAAGGAAGAACGCCGACCGGGCTGGCTTTCTGGAGCATGGCCTCTTCGATGCGGTACTGGTACATCAGAGCTTCGGCCTTGGCCCTGCATGACTTGGCTTCTTCGGGGAAGGTGGTCGACTCGGCCTTTGCCAGCAGCGCCTCCACCTTCCGCAGGATGTCATCGATCTTCTTGGCGTCGGGTTCCATTGTCCTGTTTCTCCTAACGAACTTCGTAGATGTCGGTCACGTAGAACGTGCGGCGTGCGCCGTTGTCTCTGTCTACCACCTCCACCTCAAGGTGGTCCTCGTAGTCGAAGTTGAAGCCTACGATGCGGGCTACCGAGATGTCCTCACGGCAGCTTACACCAAAGTGATTGCGACGAACAGACACGAAGCTTCCCCGAAAGTGCCCGGGCACGTAGTTCTTCCCTTCCCCGTGAGGAGGAATCCATTCGCCCTGCACACGCTCGATGATCTCGTCCTGGTCAGTGTCGTCGTCCCAACCGGGCCGGTCGACACCCTTGCCGCTGAAGCTGCCCTTTGGTTGGCGCTTCACTAGTGGCTGCGACTGGTTGTGCTGCACGCCTGTCAATGTCGTGTAGGCGGTACGTGCTGCGCCAGGGTTGCCTAGCCCCAGTATCTGAGCGACCTTGCGCCACGACTGGCCCTTGTGGTCCCGTTCCCGGATGATGTCGTCACTCGTGAAGTCGTACGTGCGTGGCGCCCGCTGGCGAGTTACCTTCTCCACAGCGCCGTCGATGAATTCCTCAGCAGCAGCCACCTCTTTCCGCTGGCGCCGCAGTCTTGTCGTCTGGTTGCTCACCAGGTCTCGCACCTTTCGTATCCGGTTACGTGGTTCACGGAACAGCCCATCGTGCCACGGTCGCAACAGCCAAGCTCATCGGCCAGTCGCTCAAGGCGCCTGCCCTCAGCCTGACGAGCCTGTGCTCGACGAATGGCTGGCAACGCCTCCTCGTAGGTCATGTACCTCGGCTTCGGTTCCTCGCTATCGACCACACGCATGCCGCTGTCGTTGAACTTGTGGCAGTAGGTGTTCGAGATGTCACGGTGCGCAGCTAGGCGCCGTTCACGTGCCTCCTCCATGTCTGCCGTGCGATGCGTGCCGTAGGTACCGGCTCGGTTGCGCTCGGGCGGGCTGAAGCTGCCTTGCGCTTCCATGCCCTTGCGCACGCCCTTCTTGCGGCGCTTGCTCATCCTCTACTCCTAACGTGGGCTTACAGGGATATCCTAGCATACCTCTTGGCCTAAGGCAATCTGACGATTGCGCTCAACTTTGGGTGGCTATGGTCCAGCCGTCCTTCTTGACCAGAGCGAAACGCTCGCCCTTGGCGTCGGTTCCTATGGCGTAGGTCATGCCGTTGTTGCGGGTTACCTTCGCCACGGTCCACACGACCTTGCCGCTGACGACCTTCATGCCAGCCTTTAGTTCCTTGGCTTGCATCGTTCCTCCTCCTTGACATGGCGCCAGGCGCCGGGAGCCGCATGCTTTGCAGTGCGCTCGATGGGCAAACCACAGATGCGACATATGGGCTCGGCAACCAATTTGATACCACGCCTGCTTTCGTCTGTCACAAGCGTAGGCTTGGCGAAATGGGGCTTCATTGTTCCTCCTAAGGTAAATGGAGTGCGGCTACCCTCGTAGGCTACAGCGGCCTACCAGCTTCGCCGGCGGATTTACGCCGCACTCCAAGTGGCACGGGCAGGAGTTGAACCTACCGTCCGGCAACGTGATTCCGGACCCCTTGCGTGCCGTGGTGGGGGAGGTTGCCCTCCCCCGGCTGGCTCACTCGGCTTCGGCCTGCTCGGCCTGCCGGGTGCGGCCGCCCTTGCCGGGCAGTCGGGACTCGAAGTGGGCGCCCTCACCCTTGACCTCGTCGTAGATGCGACGCACGGTGCGGGGCGAAACCTCGAGACGCTCGGCGATGGCAGCCCAGGAGAGCTCCTGCTTGCCGTCCCGAAGCTGAACGATCAGCTTCTGGGTCTGCTTGCTGCGGTCGCCGTCCTTGGTGGTGAACTTGCGGGGCATTTGGTACTCCTACTTGTAAGGGCTTGCCTTGCGGCTTGCCTTGCTTGTGACATCATCATGCTCCTACCACAACCCGAACGCAAGGACTTTCTCGAACTTTCCAGAAAGAACGCTTCTACCAGGTGAAACTCGAGGCGCCAGCCGCCACCGGCGCCCCGAGCGACCCCCTAGCTAGGCAGCCTGGCGCTGTTCGGCTGCCCGCTGGATCGGGATGATGGCTGCGTCCTGCCTGGCGCCCTCCAGGTTGGGTGCGCCCTGCCGTGCGTCGAGCCACTGGCGCCCGAGGTTGTACAGCAGTGACAGCACAGCAGCACCACCGATCATCACTGCGTTCTGCCACCCGCTCAGGTCCACCTCGTTGTTGACGTAGACGAGCGGGAGCGCTGCCTGTGCGAACGTGACGGCCATTCGCACGAAGATTGCCTGCCAGTTGAACATGTTGTCTCCTCAGTTACATGGTTCCTGATTGGTAAGATCGATGATGTGCTGCGCTTCGACCTCTAGAGCCGTGTCATCTCCTCGAGCAACAGCGACAAGTCCTTGGCCAATCGTACGAATGATGTCGTCGTTCTGGTCAATCCGGCATTGAAGACGATCGCTCAGTTCATCGTTCTGAGTCTCTAGGTCTTGTATGACTACGACGAGCCTCTCGTTCTTGTTGACAAGATCGTCGTAGCTGAACACAAGCACGATCATGGCTACCGCCCAGACAATGCCAGCGAAAGCCAGAATCAAGAACGACCAAGTCTTGATCCTCTCAGTTCTGACGAACCGGTTCATGCCGTTAAGTGCCTCGGACTTCTCGCTTGAGCGCATCGAGTTCCATCCTTAAGCGGTTCTTGTCTGCGTCACACGCAGCCACCCGCTCCCGAAGTTCACCGATCATCTGATTGGACGTGTAGAACTTCTCGTCGTAAACACGAGCTTGTTCGTAAAGCCTGTCCTCCGCTTTCTGAGCTCGGCCACGAAGTTCCGTGTTCTCCTCGCTCAACATCCGCATGTGGTCTCTCATGCCGGTCACCAGCAAGCTGGCGTCTTCAGTCCTACGTTGACGAAGAGCGGCGAATCCTCCAAGAAGTGCAGCAATAGCTGAGAGAATCACTGCACCGGCGGCGAGAGGTTCCACTAATTGCTACTCCGTGAACGTGATCTTGCCGACCACGCTGCCCTCGGCGGGCCATGCGACGGGGCCTGCGGGAGGAGCAGAGGCGGAGCCGGTGATCGGAATCCTGAGCAGATCCTGAGGGCTCCAGTCCTTGATCGCAGTGTCATAGCCACGGGCAGCCCAGTGGTTCTGAGTATGGCTGAGGACGGTCTTGCCCTCGTCGTCGCTCGTGTCGATGAACCACCGATGCGAACTAAAGAGAACGAGCCAGACTCCGTCCTTGCCCTCCGGGTCCTTGACGAAGTCGAGCGCCTGATCATCAGGCCCGCTGCCCGGCGTCGGCACAGTGCGCAGGCTGTCGACGTGATCCTGATCCCAGACCTGAGGGGTGTTGTCGTCGTTGGCCACGATGATGCCGCCGTTGGCACGGATCATCCACATGTAGATGTTGACGACGTCTTGGCTCCACAGCCAGAACTTGTCGAACAGGTTGGTGACGTAGACCTCGGGCTTCTCTGCGCCCTTGATCAAGAAGTACATGTCTCGGTCCTTTGGTTTCTCGGGGGTGGGTGGTTGACCGGTCGGCCTCGGCCACTGACCGAAGTCGTCCGCATAGGTCTCGTTGTAGTCGACGATGCCGCCGCAGAAGTTCTGACCGTTCAGGTACTGGCGGAAGTGAGCCTTCGGCGAGACACGACCGCTGCTCCAGGCGTATGTCTGCCAGCCCCACCGGCAGAAGTCCGTACCGACCCAGTAGTCGATCGCATCATCACTGCCGTACAACCCGACGAAGTCTCGCCCTCCGTCTACCCTCGCAGCGTCCCTCAGGAACTCTGTGCCAGCATCCTTCTGCCTCTGCGTCAGACCACGGAAGTCAACGTCACAGGCGTAGAACACTGGCGCATCGTGCATGCCGAGATCACGCAAGTGATGCCTGCTGATGCGAGCATGCGTGTCTCCGCTGTCGGTGAACATGAACCCGGCTGTCGTTTCTCGACATGCCACCACACTCAGGCCCCTACTGCGAAGCTGCCCAAGTTCGGGGAGGTCGAGATACTTCAGTGGGTTGGGGTCTGGATCGCCGATGTACCGAGCGACGAAGCTCACGCCCTTACCCACGGCGCAGTCGAGGTTCGGATGTGCGAACGCATAATCCATTCCACTGGGCATATCTCTCCTTTCTATTGTTTCGAGGTCTTCTGAGCCTCCGTGAAGAGCAGGCTCGGTCGAACCCCAGCGTGCACGGCGTGGAACAGAAGACTGTCGGCGCCATTGATGTCGCCGTCCTTGATCCTCTGCAACACCTCCGCAGCCACGGTCTCGGCGATGTCCTCCATCGGCTGGCCTGCGTCACGCTTCTCCTGAACAGACGCATGCAGCTTGGGGAAGTCGTTGTGCGTGAGAACTTCAGCTAGATCGGGGATCTTCGTCATAGATCAGCCTTCCATGTTCCGACTATTGAAGCCCATCCGGCAGGCGCACTCTGAATTTCAACATCTCCGTTGGGATAAACGTTGAGACGACCAGAGACTTCCCCGTTGACAGATGTAGGGAAGAGTTGGTTGCCCCCAGGTCGATAGCCAACTGGCAACTGAGTGACGATGTTGCTGGTCTTGCTGGCCCCGTTCGCTAGTCCTCGGATGTGAACCACTCCAAAGTCGTCCTTGAAGTACTGACACTTCCTCCAGGCGCTGGTCGGTCCTGATCCCGTGTTGTAGTTGACCCATCCGTTGAGGAAGCTGAACTCTTTCCAAACCTGCATGGACTTGTTGAGGTAGTTGGGGTCAGCAGAGAAGAGGTTCTCACCTATGCGAGACCAATAGTTCGCATTCACGAGGATCAGCTTCCCACTGGCACCGCCGATGACCCTCTGATACATCCCGACGTCACTAGCCACATCCATCAACGCAAATCCAACGCCCTGCTCGTGAATCGTCATTCGTTCGTAGTAAAGAGTCGAGTCCTCTGGCATGACGATACCAAACCAGATCGCAGTGTGATCCGTAGCAGTACCACCAATGATGTTGCCCTTGAGATACCGCCACCCGTCTGGGCGCCTGTAGATCTGGGGAAAGGTGTCGATGCCGTTGACAGCACTATCTCCGAACCAGCCGTTCTGAGATCTCATCAGGCTAAACCAATGAGTATCTCGTTCCCTCTCCCACGATTCAACGGTGGGCCAAGTTGCTCCGTTGAGACTGATGTAGGCGTTCGTGCCAGCGTTCGCAATGATTGCGCCGTTGGATTGGATGGTGATCTGCTGGTTGACATCGTTGGCGAGTACGGTTGCTCCCCAGAGGAAGGGCGGCCTGTACTCCTCGGGAAGAATGAAGAAGTTGCTGTTGATCGTCCCGTTCTTGATCAACCCCTTCATGCGAACCCAGCCGTCGCTCTGCTTAGCGAAAGCCGCAGTATCCCAACCAGCACCGTAGTTCACCCACGAGTTCAGGAAGGCAGGATTGCTACCGACACCGACTTCTTTCCAGGGCTCGATCTTGTCTATCTTCTCGTTGACCGCTGTAGGAACCAAGTCGCCGAGTACGAAGTGGTCGCTACCCCATCTGAGGATCCAAACGTTGTCTCCCCATCCTGGCTTGTACGTGGTCAGATAAGGGACCCGAGGAACAATGTTGACCTGGCCTCGGATCAACACGTCAACGCCACCCAGATGAACGCCAGTGACAACGCCCTGCATCACGTGAGCGTATGGGCTGCTGTCCGCCGCCGCTCGCTGAGGGGCCTGAAGCCGAGCGAGCTCTTGGATCATTCGGTCGAGAGCAGTCATCGGACGTGCCCCACCGATCCGATAGCCCGACGTCTCGTCTGCGCAGTCATGACGCCTTCGACCAGATCAAAGTGAATGACGTTGAGAATGTTGACGTCATCTGCGTTCGCATCATCTATCTGAACCTTAACGGTGTCGCCAGACTCGTGTGCCGGGTTGCAGATCGCACTGAAGTCGTATGTCTCCATCACACCAGTCACACGGTTGAAGATCGCCTTTGCAGCGTCCTTGGCTTGCTGATCGCTGCTTATGTACTCGCTCACGAAGAAGTACGGCACAGCGCCGTAGATCGACTGAGCTGGATACATGGGATCAAAGTACGTGGGCGACGCTGGATCGGTATCCCAGTACTGGCCTTCGTACGTGTCTGAGTTGGATGTGGACTGACTGCTAGCGACGACGCCGTTGTAGCCCTGTTCGTCATCCAAGCTTCTGGTGAGATCGAGGATGGTAGCCTCTGAGTCTCCTATGTAGTCGAACACGACAGGATCGGCAACGGGGTCAGGAGCCGGGCGAACCACTAGACGACCGATGCCGTCGAACAGAACTTCAGCACCGATGCCCTGCGCCATCTGCACGGCAGCATCCTTCCATGGATCGTTGTCACGAAGGAAGGTTCTAGACGGTGGATTGAAAGACGAGGCCGTCAGCACGAAGTCACTGTCTTCAAGAATCGGAAGACGATTCTGCACTAGGCGCTTGATTTCTAAGGGAACGTCCAGCGCCTCCACGGGGATGATGTACGGCTCGATGAATCTGTTACGGCTTACCGCTCGAGAGCGATCGTAGCCCTGGATCACGACAGTGCGTTCTCCACTAGAGTCCGTCCTGATCTGCGGAGCGGAGATGCGGAAGACGCCCATGGGCACGAGTTCTTCTTCTCCGTCCGAGTATTGGATGCCGCTCAGAATACGTATCTCGTTGCCGAGCGGCCAGAGGCCTCCCTTGCCCGAAGCCTGGCTCGGTAGCATCTCCATGATCTCTGCCGTGGCTGGCAGGACCACCTCGCAACGCTTGCGAACGTCCGCAGTGAAGTCGTCGTCGACGGTAGCTGCGAGCAACGGCAGGTTCGTCACAAGAGGCTGAGCATCTCTGTACAGGTCGACACGAGTGACCTTGGTGTGATTGAACCTGAGCGTGTGGAGGAATCTAAGTGTGACTGGCCACATTGTTCGCATCCAAACGATCGACCTCTTGGAAGGGAATCGCTAGCTGGTACACGTCATCTTCTCCGTGCAGAGCATCCCACAAGTGCGCCCTGAACTGAACGTCCGTGGCGACCTCTGTCCACCACGAGCCCTTCGGAGTCTGCACGAAGATCATCGTGTGATGCATGTCAAGAAGCGCTTGCATGGCGTCGAATTCTGCTTGCGTTCTCAACGTGAACAAGATGCTGAAGGAGTCCGAGCCACCGAACCCCTTGATGATGATCGGATTGCGACGCCCGATGGGCTGATAGAACCTCCGCTCCTTCTTGCGGTTGATCTGAAGCCAGTCATCAGCGACAGGGAAGGACCGGCTCAGCGTCGGATCCATCGTGCACTTCAGCGTGACCTTCTTCCCTACGACCGTCACGCTGGCGTTAGCACTCCACTGGCTCTGTGCGTCGAAGCCGAGACCCGTGTATCCACTGGCTACACGGTAGAGAATCGACTTGTTGAGATGCACTTCGTGGTCCATGATCGTGAAAGGAATCATCGCCTTCGGAACACGATCACTGAGCAAACCTTCGTCGTAGCGGAAGTACTCCCAGGTCGTTCCGCCGTCACGAGACCGCATGATCTCAAGATAGTCAGGGTTCGGTTCCTCACGAACCTCCATCTCGGCAGTCATCTCGTCTGACGGTCCGGCCAACTCCCAGAGACGACCACCGAACTGGCCCTGGTCTCTCCACGTCGTCACATTGGGGAACTGGAAGTACGTCTTGGACAGAACGTTGCCAGCGCCTGTCTGATCATCACGGAGCTCAACGAAGTAGGCGTATCCCTGCCATCCCCCGGCAGAGAACCCTTGCCCGCTGATGTGCTCGATAGACCAACCCTGATAAGGAGCTTCGACAGTTGCGACCGTGACAGTCGCACCAATGGCTGTCGTTGCCGTGGTCTCCGTGGCTCCCTGGAAGAACTTGACGTTCTGACCGGCTGCACCGTTGTCGTTATCGAACTGCACCTTGATGAAGTTCAGTGACGAACCGGCCCAAGCAGGAATCGCAGCCGTGCTGATAGCAGTCTTCTTCAACCCCTCAGTTCCATTGGTTGACCACTCCCAACGCAGCTTGCCATCCGTCTGAAGGATGAGCCTGGCGACGCACTGCTTGTTCGTCACGTAGTCCCAGATATCCCAGAGAATCGCCTCTTCTTCGGGGAGCCAGTCCAGCAACGCTTCACCGATGATCAACTGGCAGTCTGTAAACGCAAGCGACTTGGCATCCCCCACGCTCCAAACGTCTGTGTCGCCCTTGAAGACGATCATCTCATCGACGTAGTGGAACTCACCTACAGGCACAGCGGAAGCCTGCACGACCATAGACACCATCGTTGCGTTCATAGGAACGTTCGTACGAGCCTTGGCAATCGTGTCGAAGTTGGCGTTGCTGTCTGTGGCCGTAATGTTCTCGAGAAGAACAGCAGGCAAGAGACCGCCGCCCGAATCGAAGAACAAGATGTTCACAGAGCATGACCGACCGGTCGTACCGGCTCGGAAACGAGCAGCAACTGTGATCTCCTCGCCACCTGTGACCGGGATGGCGTTGGGGAAGGCAGTCGTAAAGGCAACGGCATCTCCAGTAGAAGACGCTCTTTCCAGGCGAAGAGAAGCTAAGCCTTCACGGGCCTGCGTCGTCGAGCGAGTGATAGTGGTACCAGCTTGGTTCACCCATCCTGTCACTCCTGCCGCAGCATCCTCGAGACCAGACTGATGACGAGTCAGCCAGTTGCGAACGACCGTCCGAGCTCCAGTGTCCGGAGAGATCGTTGCCATCGTGGTGCCGCCGCCAAGATCAAACGGAATCTCTTGGCTGTCGCTACCCGAGTAGACCATCGCCTGATCAACGAAGTGGTTCTCGCCAGCCAGAGCAGAAGAGAATTCCAGCTTCAGCCTCGCCTTCACGATGCCTGCGGGAGAAGCCGGGACAACAGCGGTCACAAACGCCTTGGTCCATCCAGTAGTGGTATCCGTCACCGGAGAACCGTTCTGCGTGGAAACTACTGTGTTGGATCCGTTGATCAACTCCAAGGCAAGGATGGTGGTTCGACCCGTGGTACCGGCCTTCACCCATACGAACGCACTGACCACCTGACCTGGCACCACTGGCACGCAGACGTCGGCTAGCTGGTCGCTGAACGCCTGTGCCGTGCCTGTTGTACCTGTCCTCTGCACTTGCAAGCTGGCGGCTCCGTGCAAGAACTGAGACGTCACTCGGCTGATCGCCGTAGACGTGCCAGCTATCCAGTCTCCTGTCGCAGTCTCGAAAGATGAGGAGTCTGCCGCCAGCAGATTGCTAAGGGCCGGAATCACTCGGAGCTCAACAGACGTGTCTACAGCTTGCGCAGTGAGAGACGGCGTCAACGGTGCAGCGAACGTTGTGTCAAACGTGATGTAAGACCAGTCCGAGTCGAGAACACTAGGCACACGCTGACGAACTTGGACGTAAGCACGGAACGACTTACCGTTCTCAAGGGCAACAGGTAGATCAAAGTCCAGTGCTTCCGTGGACATCACGCCGCTGTCGTAGACGGCATTGCCGTTCATGGCCTCTTCTTCGGGATCCAGATCACCGGGCCATGTGACGGTGGTCTTCTGGATCACGATGATACGAACGGCGCTCTGGATGTCGCCCTCTTCATCCTCGTAGTCCCAAGTGATGGTCGGCTTCGCAGTGTCGACAACGGGGGACAAAGGACCCATGACCGTCACCATGGGCTTCGAGTTGATCTTGAACGGCGTACCGACAGGCCAATCGCTCCACCAGTCTTGACCGTTGAAGTCGATCGCCGTGCGGATGAAGGCGTAGTACCTCTTGCCATGCTCGAGCGTGAAGTCTTGAGTGATCGACCCCATGCCTCCGCCGGTCGGTAGAGAGATGCTCGACATCTTGGTGACCCGATGGGACTGTCCTGAAGTGTTGCCAGCCGCAACGTAGATCGCAGCAGTGGACGTCAGGATGTTGAAACCAGCGTCTTCGACGATCGCAGCCGGGAAGATCTTCAACTGGAACTTCTTCTGGGGAGCGCTTGAATCAACAGTCCAGCGAAGGGTTGGATCACGAGTTGGGAAGACCTGCTCCGCCACCGGCTCGATGAAGTGAGGAACGGGCTTGCTCAAGATGTCAAGCTGCACACGCAACTTGTAGAAGTAACCCGTCCCGAGGAAGTGCGCAGCTACAGGAGTGATCCGAGCACGAAGATCGTTGATGTTCGTCTGTGTCCACTCAAGCGTGGGGTTGCCCGATCCGTCCTGAGCGAAGTTAGCCCACGGTCCAACGATCCACTGATTCAAGTCGGCACCGTCAGGCAGTGGATAGAGCTCGATGCGCCCCAACCGTTCATCAGTCACTGCGCCGTTACCGAGACCGAACATGTACTGAGCCGCTCTACCGTTTGCGATGCAGTGCACCCGCACACGACGGCAGCGCTCATTCGCAGCCAGCGTGTATGAGTTCATGGTGCAGCGATAATCCCCGGGAACCACTGAGGCCACGTCGAAGATGCGAGTCCATGGAGTGCTTCCATCGATGTACGTGGTCGGAGGAATCTCATCAGCAAGAGCAGCGTGATGAGTGCCAGGCACGCTCGCACCGTTGCCAGCTTCGATGTTAAAGCCAGTTGACAGCAGCGTGCTGTCCGGCACGAGGTCTACCAACTGATCAGTCATCGGTTTCCAACTCCTGCCCTCGTGGCGTGAAGCAGTCGACTAAGAACTTCGCTCTGACTGAGAGCCCTCTCGATTTCCTCAGCATCTTGGGCACTCTTCACGTTCGGGAAGATGAACTGCATCGTTGTGTTCGTCGTCGTAGTGCCTGTGACGGGACCGGCGTTGAGCGCAGCCATACCACCGAGTCGATCCGAGATATCCGGACCAACGCTGGACAGCAGGCGCTGAAGAGGATCCATCTGAGAAGCCAGACCCTTGATGAGACCCTCCATCAACAGAACACCGATCGGCTCAAGCAGGACCTTGTCCTTACGAGGCGGACCCTTCCAACTGACGATGCTGCCAGCCAAGCCGGTCAACGTATCCTTGACAGAACCGATCTTGTCCTTGATGCCGTTGATGAGACCTTGGATAAGATCCTTACCGATGCTGTACAGCGTGCTCGCCAGGTCTCCGATCCATCCGATGATCTTGCCAGGCAACCCGGCGAACCAGCCTGCTAGCTCGAATGCCTTGGCGATGAGACCGTTGAGGAAGCCCTGGATCAGGTCAAGACCCTTCTGGTAGAGCAGGCTCCCAAGATCGCCCAGCCAGCTAAGGATATTCCCCGGCAACGCTGCGATCCATCCGCCGATCGTGGAAATGGCGGAACTGATGGCGTTCTTGATGGCCTCCCACGCCCCAGAGAGAACACTGACGCAAGCGTTCCAAGCCTCGGTCCAGATGGAGCCGAAGATCAACCAATCGAAGAAGCCCTGGATCAGCCCAACGATGAAGCCGATCACGTTCTCAATGATGTTGCTGATCAGTTGCCACGCTGAGTCCAGGATCGTCGAGCAAAGATCCCAGGCGATCTGCCACGTTGTCACGATGGCTTCGATGGCTGTCTCTATGACCAACTTGACGAAGTCGATGCCAGCCTGAACGATGGTCTGTATCTGGGTCCACACCCCACCGACCACGTTTGTCAAGCCGGTCCAGAAGGTGTTCCAATCTAGGGTGATGAGACCCGTGAAGATCTGGATGATGCCTCGGATGATCTGCAGCACGCCCTCGATCATGCCACGGATCAAGTTCCACACAAGCGTTGCGGCAGAGAGGATGTTGTCGCCGAAGGCGTTCCAGATAGTCAGCGCTGACTGGACGAAGTCGTCGAACAGTCCCAACAAGAATGTGATGACACCGAGGATGATCTTTCCGACGAACTCGAATATCGGCCAGATCTTCTTCCAAACAGCCGTAACAGTGTCAACCGTTCCCGTCACGAGATCGGCGAAAGCTCCGAAGACAGGGAAGACGTTAGACTCCAGCCAACCCCTCAGAGATCCCCAACGCTCCATGATTTCATCAACAAGCGTGCCGATGATCGGGGCAACCTTGTCAACTACATCCTGGAAGACACCAATCAATGTCTGGACTGTAGAAACGATGGCATCGATGGCCTTGGGAATGTTCTCCTTCAGCCAGTTCCACACTCCCATGACGACGTTGCGGAACGTCTCGTTCTCTCGCCACAGAAGCACAATCGCAGCGATCAACGCCACGATGGCGATAACGACACCGCCTGTCACGGCGATGATGGTCAGCAGCGCACCTATGCCGAGACCCACTGCGGCAGCGACAGTCCCCAGCCATCCCACAAGTAGCAGGATGGTTCCCCCGAAGATCAACAGGGCAGCAACGACAGCGGCGATGATGCCAATGACCTTCTGAAGGTTTGGATCGAGCTCTGCGAACTTGTTAGCCAGCTTCGTGATGAAGTCGACCACGCCACGGATGGCTGCGAGGAGAGGGGTGCCGAAGCGGATCGCCAAGGTCTCAAGCGAACCCTTCAACTGCTCGATGGACCCTCGCAGGTTGTCCATCCTGGTCTCCGCCACGTCCTCCGCAGAGACCTTGCCCATGGATGCAGCGAGCTCATCAAATCCAGCAGCGCCCTCGTTAGCGATGACGGCAGCAGCACGGATGGCGTCACTGCCGAACAGCGTTTCAAGCGTGAGAGCCTTCTGCTGATCGGTTTGCCCAGCAAGCGCATCGGCGAGAGTCTGGGCGATGTCCCGCATGGGCTTGATCTTGCCCTGCGCATCGAAGAACGCATTGCCCATGTCGTCTGTCAGAAGACCGAGGTCCTTGAACAGAGCGATCTGCTTCTCAGTAACCGGCTGGAGGTTCGCCAGGAAGGTCTTCAGCGAAGTGCCAGCGTCGCTCCCCTTGATGCCAGCGTTGCCCATCGCTGCGATTGCGACAGCAAGATCGTCGAAGCTGAGACCGACCAGATTCGCTGTAGCGCCAGCTTGCTGGAGGGATTGACCGAACTCGTTGACGTCAATGGCCGAAGCGTTAGCCGCACCTGCGATCAGGTCGGCAACGTGCTCCATGTCCTGGCCGCTGAGATTGAAAGCGTTGAGGGCGTTGGCTGCGATGGTTGCAGCAGTCGCAAGATCTACTTCACCAGCAGCGGCCAAGTTGACGGCTGCATCCGCTGCGCCGTTCAAGACGTCTGCTACTGGGATGCCAGCCTTGACCAACTCCTCGATAGCGCCCGCAGCCTCCGTGGCGCTGAACTTCGTGTCGGCACCTAGCTGAAGCGCCTTGTCACGTAGCTTGTCGAGCTCTTTGCCTGTCGCACCGCTTACCGCAGCAATGCCGGACATGCGCTCTTCGAAGTTGGCAGCGCTGTTGATCGCTAGGCCGAGACCGGCTGCGATAGCTACGCCTGAAGCAGCGATGATGGCACCGCTGATCTTGGCTGCCTTTGTGAAGTTGGTCGATGCCGTCTCGGCCTTGCCGAAGCCGGTTACAGCCTCGTCGCCGTCGACAACGATCTTGCCCCTTGCTGTTCCAAGATCATAGTCGGGCATGGTTCACATCACACCTTGAGATCGGTGAAGACGCCGACGACGAGACGAGGGCATGCCACCTGCCAAACAGGAAGCTCGAGAAGAGCGCCGCTGTTCTGGAAGACATGAATCTGATTGCGAAGGTTTGTTCCGGGCTGTTCCGAACCGAAAGTACGAACCCAAGGAGTAGTCGTCGGAGCGCCAGGCGTCAACACGGGTGCGCAGTATCCACCGCCACCGTAGAGAAGCGTGCCAGGCCCAAGCCCATCCATGGCAGCCATGTTGATCCAACGGCCGCCAGATGAGTTACTGGACCATCCGACGTCGAACACAGCGTTTGCAACGCCTTCGTTTGTGCCCGGAGCATCATCCCCAGGAGTGAAGAAGGCAACGTTTGCCTGACGAACGAGATCACCGGTCACCATCGGAGTTGTCGTGTCGCCCCATCCAGTGGTTCCCGTGATAGTGCCAGACCCCTTGCCGGTGTACTGAACGATGGTGTCAACACCAGCATTTCGCACGACCACGAACTCGGGGTGAGTCGCCGTGGCGTCCTTCAGGACTGCGTTGTTGGCCACGAAGAGAGATGTCTGGGGGAGGTTCAGCCCGTTGGACCCGGCAGCGATCGTGGTCTGAGGAACAGGAGATCCGGTTGGGATCCCGTCATCGAACCCCGTGCCCTGAGTTGTGATGCGGTTGTTGAAGGCGACAGGAACCCACTTGCCGCTAGGAATCCTCTGAGCCACATCATGCATCCAGAAGATGAGCGGCTTGATGCCCAGGTGCTTGCCGATGATGTCGATGGCGGTCTGCGTGGGGTTCTGTGCGACCAGACCAGCATCCTGCATCAACAGCCACGCAGCGAGAAGATCGTCGTTGACTAGGATCTCGAAGTTGTTGGCCTTGTTCCACACGAGATCGCCGCTCGTAAAGCCAGCCGCCGCCATGTCGGCTGACCTCACGATACGAGCGTCCGCCTTGCCTACGTAGTCAACTTGGATCATGGGTTCACTCCATCTTGAACGACGGCTCCGGCCTATCCTCCGTAGGCGTCGGCCGTTCCGATGAAGCTTCTCTGCCCCGAAGCGCTGTGATGTCAGCGAACTGCCGAGGCAGCCCGACGTACCTTCTCAGGACGTTCTCACGTGCGCCCTTGATCTGCGCAGGCTTCTTGCCCTTGGTCTTCACTGCGTCCATCGCAGACTCCACAGCGCTGCCGAAGGCGAGGCAGGCCTCGTCGAAACAGAACGCCGTGTAGAGATCTTCGATGAACAGCATCTCGCTAGGCCTCTGGCTCAGCTTCGACGCCTGTTGATAGGTCGTCCACAACATCGGCAAATTCCTTGCGAAACTGCTCGACGTTGCGGGTACCTCCGACCGCCCAGTTCATGATGAAGAAGCGGTCATCCAAGGATGTCTCATCGACCCAGAGACCGTCACCGAGCAACGCCAGGAGCTCTTCGGTATCCCTCTCTTCGACTGGGATGACGACTTCCTCTTCCCACTCATCGTCGTGATCATCGTCCGGAGGATGAACGTGGATCTCGGTGGGAACGGGAACGATGTGAGGCTCCACCACGCACTCGCAGGTGACCATGTTGACGAGCTCGATCGTTGATTCGAGCAGCGCAGGATCCTCCAGAACTGAAGAACCAACAGCAGAAGCCGTCGGACGACCCTCGGCTGCATTCAACGCTTCTGAGACGATGGGCATCAAGGCGTTGGGGATCTTCCCAGCCTTCAGGAAAGCATCCATGCCCTTGTTGATCGCCTTGCAGACGTTCCCAGAAGGGAGCTCCACAAACACCGCACGACGACCACCTGCACGCCACTCGCCGGCGGACGTAGCTCCACCACGGCGCTCCGCCAAGGCGGCGTCTCTGGTCTGCTTGACTCTTCCTGCTTCCCTCGTAACGGCTTGCTCGACTGCCCGGCGTGTCCTGCGATTGGGAGCCGCCTTCTTGGCAGACGTCTTCTTGGGAGTCGGCTTTCTGGATTCCGGCATGGGTTCCTCGACCTCCTAGTTGCCAGATTGCGTTGATATTGCTGACTAGAACGGACCGGTGATGAGGTAGGTCACTCCGGACGCAGTGTTGACGGCCATGTTGCACCATCCCGTGGCATCACGGAAACGGCTTCCCTCGACGACGAAGACCTTGCGACCGTTGGTAGCCAGGACAACGTCGACGTCTCGGTTCAGCGTCTTGTAACCGAGAGGGTTGGAGGCGTCAGGATCATCGAACGTCACGGTGCGTGAGGCGCCGCTCGTGTTCTCGATCTCGACCTGGTATCGCTGGCCGCTTCCTACCTGAAAGCGATCGGTCGCCGCTGCGGCGACGGGCGTGACAGCCACGCCAGCGATGTTGAAGGGGTTGTTGACAGTGAGATCGGCCACGGTTCCTCCTTACGGGATCGCCGTGATGGTCTCGTTGAAGATCAGGTCGTACAGAGCGTCGAGCGTGGCGACCTTCTGGCTGGGGAAGGCGGTCCCGCTGCATGCGGTCAGATACCACTGACCATCAGCGAACTCACCCTCCACGTCCCCGGTCGCACGGCAGCGATACAACACGACGTGCACATCGCCACCGTTGTCGCTCATGGCCTGACCCTCGGCCTTGAAGAACGGCCGACTGTCGGTCGCCTTCTTGGCGACCTTCTTGATCTGGTTCGGCGTGGAGCCGGTGTCGGTCAGCGTGCCACCCACGATCGCCTTGTAGACGTCGAGGTGGAGACCACCGGCCTCCAACTCCCATTCCACCTTGGGACCCAGACCACGAGACGTGATGACCTTGTCGTCACCACGGAGCTCTTCGAAGTCCTCTGCCTCGGTGAAGCTCAACGTCCGAGCCGCCGGTAGATCCAGCGCCGTTCCGGGCGTTTCGAGAGCGTCAGCCGAGATCGGGGTGATCCGAATGTCCCTGATCCCGAACGGATACGCCACTCCGAGAGGCATTCCCGTTCCTCCTTCCGTATAGAGGGTCCCGATATCTCTTTGTCTCTATCAGCCGACCCGAGCTGATTGAGAACTTGTGTAGAACGATGACTCCGTTACCCGAACCGCAGAACCGTGAAGTGCACCGGATCTCGATGGTCCCAGCTTCCCAATCGACGATCCCATGCATCTTCGCCGGACAGCGCAGTTCCATCAGGCCTCGGCCTTGTCCTTCTCCGCCTTGTCGAGAGCCTTGTTGATCTCCGCCTTGGTCATGTTGTGTTCGGCGGTGTCTGCCGGGATCTGGTAGTACGTCCAGGCGTAGTTGGCGAGGTCGTCTCGGCTGACGTCTGCACCCGGACGTTCCGGAATGGCGGCCTGCATGCTGGCCCGGAGCTCGTCTGCGGAGGGAGTGGGCGGGACGAAGGACGGCGTCTCCATCTCAGCCGCCTTGTCCGCTTCGGCGAGATCGGCTCGCTTCTTCTCCAGAAAGGAGTTGTAGTCCTCCACCGACATCATCTGGAACCCCTGCGCCCGCAGCATCTCCGCCGCCGAGTCGCTCAACGGCTGTGTGAAGTCGTTGTCCTTGTTGAACTTCACGGCGCCCTGATCGGTCACGTCGTGCCGGGTGAAGTCCTCTTCGCTGAGGCTCACCTCATCGGCGATCCCGATGTAGCGATAGTCAGTCATCTCCGTCTGCTCCGTTCAATTGGTATTGGCTAGTCCGAACGATGGTGTTGAAACCCTCGTCGGCGAGATCGGCAGAATCGTTAAGCCACCGGATCATTCCGCCAGCTTCCGCTCCTGTCCCAAGCGTTGCTCGTTCTAGCGTAGGACCGCACAACACGAGGCGGGCCTTGTGGAGAATCGTTCTGATGCGTGCGTACGACCCCGGCTCGTCATGCACGTGGATGCTGCACAGACTCTGACCCATGCCGGGGAACGGGCCTCTAGCGTCATCGTCTGAGTGGATGATTAGGAACGGCTTGCGACTAGGCGGACCGTTGAGAGAGCCTGCTCCGTAGACGCTGTTCACTCCGTCACCGAGATTGGAGATGAAGTCGGCATCGTTCTTGAGCTTGACACGCATCCAGGTCGGCCAGTCGTTCATGCCCGAATCTTCCCCATGACTCGGTTCAGATCAGACATCACCTGCTGACCTGTGCGCCTCCACGCAGGCTCTATGATCTTGTACTTGCGATCGTGCGCAAGCTCCAACCAGATGCCGTACGGAACGCTGTGCCACAGCACGATCACGAAGCTGAAGTCGCCAGTCCTGAAGTAGCGGGCGAAGAGACCCTGGCGAGCGTTGCCGGTCCTATCTGTCCACGGGGCGTTCGCCCTCATGAAGTTCTGGCCCTCGTTGGCGTTGTACTCGCCCACGTACTGGATGGCCTTCGGCAGTCCAAAGCGAAGCGTCCTCATCCTTGTCGGAATGGGGTTCGAGACCTCGACGTACTTCGCTTTAAGAGGCATGCTTAGCGATCTCCGCATTCACAGCCCAACGACCGCTGATGTCCATCACTATCCACTCGCCGATGAGACCATGGTCTCCGGCAGCCACATCGTCAGGAATGTTGCACAGATCTCCGATCTGCACATCGGCCCCTGCCATGAAGACCAACGTTGCCACTACCTCCCGGAGCCTGCCGTCTGGCGTGTGGCGCTGGCCCGCTGCGCCCACCCGGCCGCTCTGCACGAGCCGACATGTCTGCGCAGGCTTCGGCTGCTCCGGACCCCAGAGGAACCCTCCGTCTTCCTGAGGCAGCTTGTCACGACGACGCATCACTATCTCGAAGGGGTTCTCCGAGATGAATGCTTGCGTGATGACGTCGTCGACGGCTGCCATGAGGATCAGTTCCCCCAGGCCCCACCACTGGCACGAGTTGCGACCTTACCCGTGTCGTTGCGACCGGGAAGATCGTGACGCTTGGTCGTGTCCTCCGATACCGCCGGAGCAGGAGTGGTACCGCCCGTGAGAGAGTTCGTGCCGACTGCTACGACCTGAGGGGTCTCCTTGAGCATGCCCTCGAACTGAAGCGTGATCGGAGTCGCCGGAAGAGGCCCTCCCGCCGCAGCAACAGCGCCGTCCTTCAGGTTCGGCAGGGACTCGAGAGCAGCCTTGGCCTGAGCCGCCGTGGAGTTCCACTGGATCGTTGCGGGATACGTCCGCAGTGCGTTCGTGGGACCCGTCGAGATGTTGAGCAGAAACGAGCCACCGGTCGGGGCGCCCGTCGTGCTGAGAGAGTAGGTGGTCATCTCACTCCGTTCGCTGGATTGTGTGAACCCGAGCGTGACCACCAGCGGTCGCCTCGGTTTCCTCTTCGCCCTTGCCTGTCCAGTACGCAGCCATTTCCTGAGCGTGCTTGAAAAGGTCGCTCATCGCACGAGAGGCGCCTGCTTCACTCACGTTCACGAGCTCTGCGTACGCAGCGGCCTTCCACAGCCAGATGGTACCGCTAGCGAGATTCACCGAGGAGTCGTCGATCAGCCCCGAGACTGTTGAGTCGTCGTACGTCGTCGTCTCTAGCTCGCTCGTGTTTCGACGAACCTGGAGAATCTCGGTAGCGGATGCCATCCGTCAGCCCGCCGCCTGTGCCTCGTCGTACTCGACGATGCGATCGAAGATCTCCTGCCGGGTGCCCGCAGTGGACAGGCCCCGCTGCTCGGCCTCTGCCTCGAGGACCGGCTTGGGTGACTTGGCCGTGAGCTCCTCACCGTCGTCCTCATCGAGATCCTCGATGCCCTCGTCGGTCTGGTTGGCAGCGGCCGAGAGGTTCTGCTTGAGACCGGCGGCCTCGGCCGTTCCCACATCGCCGACGTAGTCGGGCGCTTCCTCGGGGATCTCGCTGGCGCTGACGTTGGACATGGTCTTGTGGAACCCGTACTTGCGGACGTTCTCGCCGTCGAGCTTGCCTCGGTCCCAGAGGAACCGTGCGATCTCTTCGTCGGACATCCGGTTCTTCATGCGCTCGACCTTGTCGACGTAACGAGGGTCGACACTGTCGGCCGCCGTCTCGTCGAGAAGATCTCGAACAGAAGGTGCTGTCATGCCTCCTCCTAGAGGCTCGTGTCCAGTGGAGCCAGGCTGGGCAGAACCTGACCCCACCGGACGAAGTGGATCAGACGTAGGCGGTCGGGATCGTGTAGGAAGCGGCGAGTTGCCCAACCACGCCGGCTCCACGATGACGAACGCCCGTGCCGAAGCCTCGCTGGTAGTAGGAGTCGATGAGCGGGTAGTCCGGGTCACGACCCTTGACGATCCGCAGACCCCGAAGGCCAGCGTTCTGATGCTCCCGGATGCCGACAGGGTTCGTGGCCTGGTTGTCGCCGCCGGTGGCGAAGCCGAGGAGGTAGCCCGCAGGGATGTAGTCCTCTTCGGCGATCAGCCAGGACCCGTATCGACCGGCGATCTCGATGCCGCCGATGTTGGCAGGGATACCCAGCCCCTGAGGGATCACGACACCACCCGTGTTGGACGGCAACAGCCACGGAGGCTGACCGGCCGCAGGGATGAAGTCGTAGCCCGAGCCTGTCGCCACCCGGAAGTTCCGGATGACAGCGAGCTCGGCGCTGTTCACCAGCATCAGAAGACGGCTGCCGTTCTGGCGACCGTACCCGTGATGCTTGAGGTGATCCTCCATGGCATCCAGGTCCGCTGACGTGAGCGGGGGAACGCCGAGGGCGAGGTAGTGGTTGTGAGGTGCCGTGTGCACCGTGGTCTTCCAGGGCGGAGGAACCGTGGCGTCTCCGTTGTAGAACGGGTAGACGTTGAACTGGTTCTTCCGGATGACCGTCGTGCCGCCCGTGTTGTTGAAGATCCGCTTCAGGACCTTCGAGAACATGAGCCGGTTGTCGGCCTCGAACACCTGGTTGTTGACGCTGTCGACCTGCTGTGCGGTCGACTCGGCGAGGAACTGCCACGTGAACCCAACGCCTAGGTCGTACCACTTGAAGTCGTACGCCAGGTTGAAGAAGTCCCCGCCCCGGATCTTCTTCGGCAAGCCGTACTCGGATGCTTCCTCGAAGTCGTCACCGGCGACCTGAGGAACATCTTCGACCGGCTGGCTGACGCCGAACGACAGAAGGTCGACGATCTGGGAACGACGGGTGTTGAAGGCGTTGAGCGCCCGGATGAAGTCGTTCCACATCTCGTTGAGATCACGGCCGTCGATCGTCTGGGTGAGAACGTCGCCCTGCGCCATGATGCCTCGAGCACCCAGGCTCTGCCCGAGGACCTGAAGGAAGGCCTCCTCGAGCGAGAACACAGGCGCACCGAGACCACAGTCGATGAGCTTGTCCATCTCGACGGCGTCGGGGATGAGAACCCCAGTGCGGGTGCGGTATCCGCCCATCAGGTTGCCCTCACGATCAGGCGCTCGGCCTCGACCGTGTGCCCGAGCCGGATGTGCGTGGCGTCTGCCGCCACGTCATCGACGGTACCGGGTGCGGTCGTGAGACCTGTGACGATGGCTCCGGCAGCGAGTGCAGCACACTCGACGATCTCGCCTGAGGTCATGACATCGACGATGTCACCGGCCTTCTTGTCCTCGATGGTGCACAAGACACCGACTCGAGTCGCCGTACCGACGTCGCCGCCCGGGACCACACGACCGCTGGAGTTCAGCGACACATAGATCGGGTTGCCGTTGCCGGTCTTGGACGTAGCAGCGAGATCAGCGTTGAGAGGTGCACGAAAGCCGCCCGAGATCGGGTCGTACTTGTCGTAGCGAGCCACGTAGGCTCCTCCTTGCTGAGCAGGTTGTCAGGACTGCTGCGTTCCTGCGTCGATCCTGCCAGCAAGGCCGGGGAATCGCTTGAGGAGGGCAGCGTTGTCGTCAGGCTGGTTCTTCCCAGCCTTCCCACGGGCTTGACCGGCTCCGGTCGTGTCAGGCTTTCCGCCCTGACCCTGACCGTTCTCGCCGTTCTCGCCCCCGTTGCTGCCTCCGGCAGCGACCTTGAGATACGGAGACTCCTTCAGGAGTGCCTCCGCCTTCTCCTTCATCGCAGACGCCACTTCCTCGGCGTCCATCTCGCTGAGATCGACATCCTTGAGGTCGATCAGGCGAAGTGCATGGGCGGGGTTCTGGAACTGAGCAGAGACTCCGCTCTTGAAGAAAGCCAGCTCACGCTGAGCTTCCTCGAGCAGAGGCTTCATGTCAGCGACTTCCTTCTTCAGCCCGTCCAACTCGGTAATGCTGCGCTCGAGTTCGGTCTTGTCCTTGTCCTCGATCGCTCTGAACCTGGCGTCGAGATCTGAATACTTCCTCTTCCAGTCACGGGCTTCGAGACGCCGACGCTTGGCTTCCGTGCGCAGGCGCTTGACTTCGTCGCTGTCGCCTCGCTTGGACTTCTCGGACTCCTCTTCTTCCTCTTGCTCCTCCTCCTCTTCGTCCTCATCGTCATCGTCGGCGCTCGTGGCGCCGATGGCTGCAAGGAGGGCGAGGAGATGTCGCCCGAGTTGAGTGTCCGGTTCGTTGCCCATTGGCGGGACAGGGTACAGCCGAATGCCCTGCTGGCGCAAGCGCCCTGCTAGCTGATGCCCTGCGGCCCCTTTCGCCTGAATTGAATCCCGTTGTCGCCCTTGTACGGACGTGTATGCAACACATCCCCAACGAGAATCTCCATTGGGATCCCATCAGGAAACGCCCGACAAGTAAAGGGATTCTGGCGCTGCCAAATGCATGAACCACAGATGCCCACGACCTGAAACTGAGGCTCGCCGCTGTCTGGATGGAACTTGCTGATATCAGACAATGACCCTCACTCTCAGCTTCCACGTGTTGCCGGTTGTGTCGACACCCAACACCAAGAAGCGTGTGCCTCTCGCAAGGATGAACTCGTCCTCGCTTGAGTGGATTGAGATGGGCTTGGCCCAGTGGCCTCGAGCACCTTCTGGCACCTCGATGTTCAGCCTCACCTTGTTACCGAAGACCGGCTTCGTGGATGTGGAGATGAAGCCCTTGTCTTGGATCACCTTGCCCACGAGTTGCTTCACCACATCGTCTGAGGCTCCGAAGGCAAGACCCAGCCCGTCGGCACCCATGCCACGGGTCACGCTGAACGCCTCGTCCACTGAGTACATCGCATCGTCCATGTGCTTGACGACAGTGGCGGAGCCTCGGCCTGCTCGATTCCTCAGGCTGGTGTTGACAGAATGATAGGTAGAACCCGTGTATGAACGAACGTGATGCTCGGGCAGATGTCGATCTGCTGCGTCCCTGGCCTCGTTCCACAACCGGAGCCGCATCTGCTGCAACTGCTGATTGGTTCCCCTTGGGAAGAGAGCCTCATCGACCTCGCCGGCTCCCGAACCCGTTCCTGGCTTCTTGTCGCCCATCTTGATGTTCGACGGAACCTTGGCAGTTGCCGTCTGATAGTCCGGCAGCTTCAGTTCCTCAGGATTGAACTCTGGGAGCTTCTTGCCGAACGGCAGAGACCAGTTGCCCTTCTTGCGCAGAATATCGTCAACGATGGACTTAGGGATCTTCATGGACCCAGAGATGTCCGCCGCACTAAGCCCCTTCTTCGTGGCATCCATCACCTTGTCGGCAACTGCCTTCTGAAGCGTGATGCTGGACGGCTTCGCCTTCAACGCCTCGTACGGACTGTATCCAGCCTTCTGAAGTTCGTGGCGAGCAACGACCCGGTCGATCTGTTCGGTGCTGACGCCAGGCACCTTCTGCGAGATCGCCATGTAACCGTTCTTCTGATCGTGAAGCTTCCTGATCTTTAGAACGGTGTCGCTGTCAATGTCGTCGATCTTAGGGAGCTCTCCGAAGCTGAGATCCCAGTTGTACTTGTCGGCAGAAACTGTGACGTCTGGAGCCTTGGTCTTCGGCAACGGCGCCTTCGCCTTCTGCACGACTCCCTTCTGCTCAACCCAGAAGTCCAGGTTCGCCGGCTTCTTGACATGCGTGCTGGTGGCGTCAAAGAACGACTTGACAGCATTGATGTCTGACCAGTCGGTGTTCTTCCAAGCCTGGCGGTAGATGGCCCTGATCGACTCGTCATCGATGAGGTTGATCTGCTTCTGCCCGAACAAACGCCAGTCTTCTTGAACCACCTTCGGAACGTCAACCTTCTTGGCTTCCGTCGCCGCCTTCTGCGCAGCCGACTTTGATGGGGTCTTCGGAATCGTAGGTGCTTCGGGGATTCCTGGCCCTTCCTTGACGAGCTTGAGAAGCTCTTGGCCCTTGACCTTGTAGTCCTTGATGCCGGTCAGCTTCGTGAACTTCGCACGGGCTGCACCGGGACTGCCGATGTTGAGCTCCTCGCCGATCTGCTTCCAGGACTGGCCCTGCACACGTCGCTCAACGATCTCCTTCGCCAAACCTTCGAAGGGGATGTCGTTAGCGAGTAGGCACGAGCCGAGCGTGGTCACTTGCCCAGAAGCTTCAGGAGATCACCGACCCACTTGAAGTGATGGGCCAACCAGATGAACAGAGCAGCGAAGACCCCGAACTCAAGCCACTCGTTGGCCTCGAGGATCTCGGTGATGGTTGGCACCACGTTGAACACGACTGCGAGCCACTCGTAGATCACAAGGATCACAGCAATGCTCGCAGCCACGAAAGCCGCCTTTGATGTCTTCATCAGATGCCATCCAGCAAGGAGTTCCGGAAGCCAGCATTACCGGCTGCGTCCAATTGGGTCGGAACGTTCGCCACGACTGCGGCTGTACGAGTGTCGATCACATCCCATGTGCCGTCGCCATGAGGCACGGCGTGAAATATGGATCTCTCGTTGAGAGTCGGGTAGGTCGCTGCGGATGTGTTGAAGAACGCCTCGGATCCTAACATCTCACTCCTAGGTTGTCGCCGAGATGGCGGTCGTACTTGCCCTGCACTAGTCCGTCAAGGAATTCTTCCCTGTCGACCTGGATGATCGAGAGGTAGCAGAGGCACTGGGGATGAGGCTTGGATGGGGCGTCCTGCTTGGAGTACTCTCCGGCAGAGAATTCCCTACCTCGACTAGACCCGAGTGCCAGAGCATCACAAACATCGGGTTTCGGATGGGATCTACTGAGATTCCATCGGTATCCAGTAACCCAAGGCTGGTCCTGGGTGAGACGGATCGTGGTAGAGTGGTGAGCATTGTTGATCTCGGTTCGTCCGAGTCGCATGGCGGCGTAGCTCGTTCCGCCAGGAACACTTGGGTCGAAGAGATCTCGTGTTGCCTTCGCAATCTCTCTTGCCGATGCTCCTCGAGCGAGACCACGTTCGATGATTCGTCCGGCTTGCGCTGTTCCGACTTGGGCATTCTTGTAGATCCTCTCGCTAAGAGCGAAGCCCTCAGTACGCCTGCTGATGATTGACTCGGCATGATGGAAGGCGTTGAAGAACATGGTGTCCTGATACTGACGGATGGCGTTGAACGGCATGCCGAGCAAGTACTCACGATCCAACTGCTGGTTGACAGCTAGATCGGCTGCGTTGTGAATACCCGCCTTGACCTGGTTGCCGATCGTGCCCCAAAGAGATGAGCTCAGCGACCCCAACCCCTTCGCCGCAGCCTGAAGCTGAGCAGCACCGGTCAGGTTGGCCGCTCGTCGCATGTTGAACAGCATCATCTCGTGCGCCTCAACGGCAGCATCGTGCAACGTCCGAGCGAGCTCACCTTGCGTGATGCCGGTCGTTATGCGTGCAGGAGCAATGACGCCCTGCTGATAAGCGAAGAGGTCCTCAGCGGGCAAGGCCACTCAAGAACTCCTCCTCTGGCACTAGGTCCTTCGCACGCATCCGGATCAACTGACGACCTAGCGCATCGCCGATGTCGCACCATACGTGCACGGTGACGTGAGTGATCTTGATCACTGTACCGACCCGCCCCTTGAACGGATGGGCGTCGCAGACCACTCGGGTCCCTACCTTGACATCCTTCTTCTTCATGTCTCCTCCTCTCTGTCCTCGTCGTACTGCCACTTCAGGCCGCAGTGTAGGAGACCAACCACGTGATGAAATGGCAGCGTTACTGACGATTGAGTGAGGTAGTAGGTATTCCCCTTGTCTTCTCCCGGAGTGAACGTCTCTGCGCAGCTAACGACCACGAACTCGCTCAAGAGCTTGTGCTCGCTAAGCCAGCCCATCTGAGATAGGTGGTCGTTGATGGCGACCCTCAGAGCTTCCAGCGTCTTCTCTTGCTCCGGAGTCATCATGAGCCGTCACCATTGCCGTTGAGACCGGCGCCAGCGTCCTGGAGCTCATCATCCAATCGATCAGCGAAGGGATCCGCAGGCTCAGTCAGGGCCTTCGTTTCTGCGACCATCTGCAGCATCGTCGCATCGTCAGGCAACTTCCAACCTAGACGCCGCAGTTCGCTCCAGACGAAGTTGAGACCGACAGCCTTGGCCTCGAGAGCCTTGAACAACTGATCGATTCGCTTGTCCTTGTTCTCGGGAAGCTTCTCGCCGTACTGCGGGGTGAGGCGGGTGCCGGTGGATTCACCAGGAGCCGTCACTTCGGAGACCATGAAGCTGAACGTGCCGCCCTCGTAGGCGACCAACCACTTCGGGATGTTGAACAAGAGGTTGTTCAGCACGTCCGTGATGATCTGTTCCTTCTCGTCTGCCACAGCCAGCAAAGGACCCATCTGGATCAGCAGCGCCACGCCGGACTCTGCGACCGTGACGTCCACCTTGCCCTTCGCCACATCGCTGTGACCGACTGTCTGGTCAAGCTGAGCGTGAAGGTATCGAAGGTGATCCTGATACGGAGCCACGGTGGACGTGCCGGAGACCCGCTCGAACTTGGCGTCTCCAGGAATCTCGACGACCTTGGCGGGGCCGAGACCCCAGGGAAGCTCTTCTCCAGTGTCCGGGTCGATGGGTGCTCCAGCGTTCGTGGCGTAGGTGCCTAGCCCGTTCATGACGAGCTCGAGATCCTCGTCACTGATGGACTGGTTGATGGCGCTCAACACGATCTCCAGACCCCTCATTTCTGAGGAGCCCCAAAGGAAGCCGGGCTGGTTGAAGTTCTGGATGACGTAGATCGGAAGATCGTCGATGGGGTTGGGAAGCGTGACTTGAGGAACCTCAACAGGCTCACCGCCGATGGGCTTCTCGTCTTCTTCCTTCATGCCTGGACCGCCCCAGGCGTCCATCTCGAAGACGCCGACCTCGTACGTGATGGCAGAAGGTCCGCCCATGCCTGTCACCTTG